TGACGCTGTTGAATTACGTATCTCATGTCTGTTACCTCTTGCCTGTCAGGTTCGTTTACTTTTGCTCCGTCTTGCACGTCATGGCTTCATTCACCCGGTTGATAGCTGCGGTAATGTCTTTCACCCCAGCCCCCCTTTTCATCGCCTGATTCATTTCGTCCCGTGTCGGATAAATTGGCCCAAGATCTTCCAGCCCGGTTTCGTCGTTATAGCGGTATACGTGATGGTCTGTTAATGACTCCCAAGCGTACCCATCGCCGAGGCTCACTCTAACTGCGGCAACTCCGGTCCGTCTTAGTGCTTCCTGCGTTTTGTCTGTGGCCGTGGCGTATGATCCCACCCGCCCGTAGCCTTGAACGCTCAGTTGCATATCTTGATCATAAACCACATGCGGTTTCCATGCAATAGATTCATTTGGGTTTCTTCGGGTTTGTTTGGGTTTTCTTGGGTTTTGCCTTGTATCGTCTGCGCATCTGTGCTGCGATTTTGTCCAACTCTGCCTTTTTGCGGGCTGCAAGGCCGGGACGTCCGGGGCCTGCGTGCGGGGTCTGGAGGCTTCCGCAGTAGCTGCCCCACAGAGAACGGATCTCTTCGGGAGTGAGCGGTTTCTGGCAGTGAGGGCACATCATTTCCCTACCTCCAAATTGGCGATTTCGGGGTAGAGTTGTTGCAGCCGGGACAGGGCATTTTCCAGGTTGTCGTGCACGTCCCCGCCATCGTCGTACCCCATGTACTCCAGCAGTTCGAGCGCCTCGATTAGGGCTTCAGCGATTGTCGTGATTGGCATTTTATTAGCTCCTTCAGATCCTTTTTGATCTCGCTCACGTCCTCCGCCACGGTGAAGACACTGCGGAGAACCAAATACCCGAGATAGGCGTACATGGCATGGACGAAAAACCATCCGGCGAACTCCAGGCTCATTTCAGGTTTCATTTCGCCATCTCCACGTTCTGCGCCACCTGCCTGCAATAGGCGCACATCGGCTGGCCCAGCCGTCTCTGGCAGGAACATTCAGTCGGCAGAGGCCCGCAAACGGCCCCGCATTGGCGGCAGGAGCCCGCAGGAGCGTGCGTCGAGCAGTAAATGGCGGCACAGCATGGGCAGAGCCAGTGGCCCCGGCCACGGCATTTCTCGCCCTGGCGATTGAGGGCGGCGCAGGTTGGCCGGGGAATCGGCAGCGTGCAATCGCAGTTGCAGCACTGCCGCATGTGGCGCGGCACTACGAGCCGTTGCAGCGTATATGTGCGGCAGTACGGGCAGTATCTGTCGGTGTAGCCGGTCATTGCGCTTCCTCCCGGTACGCTTTCAGCCACGCGCCCCGCTGCCACACCTCATATCCCGCCTCGCGCAGTATCCGCGCGGCCTCGCTGGCCGAACGGAAAGCCGCCAGATCGTCATGCATGTAGGCGTACACGCTGATTACGCCCGTCTGATCCCGGCGCACGCGCAGGGATTCGCGCGAGAAACCGTGGCCGCAGTGCAGGCCTGCGGCGCGTAAGATCCTGGTCACCGATTCCGCGTTCTGCTTCATGTCGTTTTCCTCAATTCCCGCAATTCCCTTAACCGGCTCCTCCGGGTCTGAAACGGCAACGGGCGGGTGGTTGTCCACCCGCCACAACAGATGCCAGACCCAGCGGCGTATCGCGTCCACCGCACGGGTATACGTCATTCTTGAGCCTCCTTCTCGGCTAGCTCTTCAGCCACAGACCGCGCCAACTGAAGGTCTTCGTACGTGCCATAGACCTGACCGTCGCGCACTACCGCATGCCACGGCTTCAATCCGGTCGGATGGATCTCAATGTGGTCGGAGATCACGATAATGTCATCTTTTTCTGCCATATTGCGCCTCCAGCGCCTGATCCGCCATGTCTTCCAGCCGCCGCGCCATTGCCGCGCCGTCCTCGAAATCATGGCGCAGTTCCATTGCGATAGTCCCGGCTTCGCTGGGATGGAGGCCATCCCATCCGCGCCGCTCGTTCAGGATCTGCCGTATCTTGTGCGCGTTGACCGCCAGCGCATCAATAGCGCTGAGGATCTCGCTCAGTGCTCCCAGGTTCCTCATGATGCCTTCACCTCCACGATGGTCGCGCGAGCCCATGATTGCGCATCCTGCGATTCGCCCCGCAAAGAGCACTCCGCATAGCCATCGCTCGTGATTGCCGTCCACTCTCCGCGAGGCTCGCAATCCGGATTGCCAGCCGTCAGGAATTCGGTTTCGCGCATTTGCGCCTCAATCATGGTGCAGGCGGCATCAATGTTCTCCGCTTCGATGATGTGGTGGATGCTGATGCCGCCATCCTTGATCGTTACCCTGTATTTCATGCCTCCACCTCCTGCGACTGCTTCTTTTGGCTGCGCCGCACCCGCTTCACCACCTTGTCGAGCGCTTCCAGGCGATCACAGGTTTGAACCCACGGCTCAGACGGGGCGTTCTTTCCCACATAGATCCGGCACAGAGCTTCGGCCTGATCCACCAATTCATCGATTGCGCTTTTCTTCGTCATGGTTGCCTCCTTATTCCACGTCTTCGATGATCACGGCTTCGAATGCCGGATCGACTTTGAGCACTTCATGCAGCAGTTCGGTTTCGAGCCTGCCCAGATTTACGTCATCCTCGCCTAGCAGCGCACTGTAGATGGCCTCCGGCGAGTCGCACACGTGCGCGATGGCCGTGCTCTCCTCGCCCTGCCACTGCGTGTTGTGCTCGATCCAGAGCACGTACTTGCCAGCCTTCGTCCGGTATACTGCCAAGTGGGTCCAGCGGTTCTGCTCCTGCCCGTTGATCCATTTGGAGTCAACGCTGGCGAGCCAGCGCCCGCTGAAGCGCACTGCTTTGCCGTTGGTCGAATCAAGCGTGATGACTTGATTTTTATCGTCGTTCATGGTTACCTCCGACCCGCCGGGTTTCGGGCCGGGGACCACCCGGCCCATCGTCAGGGAGGATTACTTGCGCTTGTGCTTCAGCATGAACCCCGGCAGTTCGCCACGGGCCTTGCGGGCTTCAGCGCTGGCCTTGCCCACCTTGCGGCGCACCTTCGTCGTCAGGGCGTCTCTCTGTCTGCAAATGGCCTCCACCACGGGGGGCGGAATCACGAGGCGCAGCGAGCCTTCGCCGGAGATGGTTTCGAGAAACACCGTGTCGCCGCGTTCGCGCATGCGGTAGGTGGTGACGATGAATGTCTGGCTGGTGCCGATGAAGTCCACGTTCCGGATGGTCGAAGGCTGCGTGCGCGTCACGCCGGGTATGCCGTCGAGCGATGCCAGGATGCGGTCATATTCGGTGCGGATGTAAGCGTCGTTGTTGTTGTTGTCCATTGTCGCCTCCTACAGACTCTTCGCTACAACTTCCGAGCCGTACAGGATGCGCGTACGGCTTAAACCCTGCCTGGAAAGCTCGCTGAATCTCTCTTGAGCCTTCTGCTCCGTGGGGAAGTAAGCCACTGTCCTCCAGGGCGACCAATGCACGGTCCTGCCCCCGAAAGCACGGTTCACGATCCCAAGGTGGTCGCTGCGTTGAATGCGGTACTGCTTCGTCATGGTTAACCTCCATTATCTAGTCTAAACTACATGTGGTTTGCGTCGCAAGCGAAATCAACTCATGTGCCTCAGTGCCTGAAGCACCATCTGCTGCGCCGTGCCGTGGAAATCAACCGGCCTGATATCGGCCCATTCCGGTTTCGCGGTGGACAGTGGCGGCGCATCATAGGGATTGCCGTCAAATGCCGCGTGAGCTTTCTCCGTAGCCGCTACCTCACGCTTCAGTTCAGCGAGTGCCTTTTCCGCCGCTCGCTTGCTGGTGAACCATTCATGGCCGTACCCGTCCGGTTGGCCCTCGCAGGGATACGCCAATTCCCAGATTCTCACTTGCCCACCTCCTGCGCCGCCGCAGCCGCAGCCCACTTGGCCTTGCAGTCCTCGCAGCACGGGACGGCATACGCCCCGCCCCAATCCTCACGGAGAACGATGATTTCGGGCGGGGTGAAATAATGCGTATTCCAGCGGCCGAGCGCTGCGGCGTGCTCGCAGACATGGGTCTTGGCGTAGCGCTTCAGGATCTTGCGGGCTTCCTTGGCATCGGCCTTCGTCTGGGCTTCAGCCGCTTCGTCGTAAGTCGCCACGCGGGACAGCATGGTCTGCTTGCGGTCTTTGTAGGTCTCGTGCGCCTTGATGGTGGCTTTGACGATCAGCGTGCGATCCAGCCCGAACTCGGAGGGGGAGCCGCTGGCGAACCACTTCGCGTCACGGCCCGCTTCGTCGCGGAACATCACCAGCGTGGTGAGGCCGTATGCGCCTTCGATCTCGCGCAGGCCGGTGACGCGCAGCGTGTAGATGCCCCGCTCGCCCACGGTCCCAAACCACTCGTTCAGCCGCGACTCGTTCTCGTACTTCCTCTTCAGTTCCCGCTCCAGATGCCTTGCGTGGGCCATCAGGATCGAAGCCGCGAGGCCAGCAGAGCGCCCGTCCACCGATTCCTTGTGACCCACCACGCGCACGTTCCAGAGGTAGTCGTTCGAGGCATCCGTCTCGATGGCCTGCGCCCATTCGATAGCGGCTGCGGCGCGGGCGTGATCCTCGTCGCTGGGCGTGTAGCGCTCGATCTTGTCCTTGCGCTGCTTGCTCACCCACTTGTGGTCGAACCAATCCAGAGCCTGATCGGCGCTGGCCTGCCTGCCGCCCTGGAAGTCGTTGCGGGCCTCCGTGCGCGAGCACCAGCCGTCATTGCGGATGCACGCCGCAGCCTGCGACAGCAACCTGATCATCGGGTAGTAGCGCTTGCCGGAGCCGCCCCCGAAGCCCTGGTCCTCGTAGACCCCTACCTCCTCATCGAGCGATGCCAGGAGTTCGGCCCATTCCGCGAGCCCAGCCGGATTCGACGTGCGCAGGAAGTCAGCGAGGCAGTTGCGCCCGACCTGCTTCCATTCGCCGGAATCGCTGCGGAGCACGTAAGTGTCCTTGCGCCGCCGGTCATGGCCGCAATGGTCGCAGAGCGTCTCAGCCGTGCGGTAACGCTTGGGGAGGTTCTCTTCGAAGCCGGGGACGGTGCGCAGGATGTTGCCGCCTTCGCCGTGCTCGATGGTGGCGCAGAAGGTCCAACCGTTGATGCGGGGCCGTTCGCCGGTCAGGGTGATGAGGATGAACCGGACCTGATACTCGACGTAGCGGGCGGGGCAAGTCCCCATGAGGTGTGCAATGGTTCTTTCCAACTCCTCGTCGTCCGGGTCCACGCGCTTGCGGCGCGTCTCGAACTCTTCGCCGGTTTCGGTCAGCGCCAGCGGAGCCATGCCGAGACGCTTGGCGCGGCGGTTAAGTTTCTCGACACGGGCTTTCAGCCCGTCGAGATTGCCTTCCGGAATACGGTAGATCGGGTTGCCCTGATCGTCCACGTTCCGTTCCGGCTGGGTGGATTGCGGGGTAGGTGTAGTTTCCATGCTACCAGCATAAACCACATGCGGTTTTGGTGCAAGGGGTTATTTTGCCGGGGGTTTGCGCCGCTTGCGGGTGGCCTTTTTGCGGGCGCTGGGCTTCACTGCCGGGTTAAGCCCCCGCCCGCATTCGCCGCCCCACTCGGCAATGGGCCAGATGCGGGTGCCGGGATCGATGTGCTTGTCCGGACGGCGGGGATCAGGCTCCACAGCCAACCTCGACTTCCTCAGGGGGCGGCTCGACATCGGGAGGCGGAATCGCGTAGAGGCGTGCGCGAGCGCCGCTGGAGGTCTGCGTATAGCCGCAGATTTCGACCATTTGCGCTTGCCGCAGTTCCGCGATTCTGGCCGATGTGGTCTGGTGCTTCATGCCCAGCGCACGCTCGATGGCCTCGCAGTGGATACCCTCCGGATGCTGCGAAATCACCCGCAGGATCTCGCACCGCTGCACGCTTTTGTGCGGCGCAACCAGCCCGTTGGCGTCTTCCGATTCGGGGTCGCCACGATGGTAGTTCCGGCAGATGTCGTCGCCGTCTTCGATCATCGCGTTCCCTGCCGTTTTGGTATCCGAATCGGGTCCCTTTTCGGGTCGCTTTTGGGGTCCGAAACGGACCCGTTTTGGTATCCCGTCCGGTATACCGTTCGGGATACCAATTCGGCTGCGCCGGATGGCTTGTCGGGCCAGCGTTTTGCGACCGCTGCTTCATCGAGCAGCACCCAGCAGCCGAGATCGTGATCCCAGATTTGCGCCCGCCCTTCCAGCGATTCGGTGGCGTCAGGTAACTGCTGTGCTTTCGCCAACTTAGACAGTTTGCTCATGTCAATCCTTGCCCCATGACTGTATGATCCTGGGCACGGTCAGCAGGAGCAGGCCAGCCCCGCGCACATCGTCCGTGCGCAGCGAAGTCTTGACTGCTTCCGCGAGAACGTGATCGGTAACTAGCCTGGGATCAATGCCTTTCGAGAGTGCGCCTTGTATTGCGTCCTGCGCGATGCGGAAAATAAAACCGCCGTCCGCAGACGGAAAACGGCTTTGCACGGCCTGCGTCAGTTCGGGAAATTCCGAATCAGAAATCGCAAAATTTCCGGAAGCAGGTGGTGGTGTTGGTGGTGGTGGTTTAGTAATAACACCACCACCTACACCTATAGGGACGTCCTTTAAGGTATCCTTTATGGACGTCCTTGAAGGATATCCTTCAAGGGTATCCTTAAGGATATCCTTCCGGCGAGGTACTTTGGCGTTTTCGAGGCTCCTGTTTCCCCCGCTCGCCCGCTTCCGCCGGATGTTCTCATCGCGCACCATGCGGCGTGAATAAATGATGCCGGTCGCAGTGCGGCTGAACACGCCGTGCGTGGCAAGCTCTTTGAGGGATGCGAGCAGTGCTCCCGTCTTGAGGCCGCACCACGCCGCCACGAAGCCCATCGGCAAAGCGCCGTTTCCGTCAGCCAGATGCCCGTAGGGCGTTCCCTGCGCCATCAGGCATAATATGTCCATCCATGTGCCTCTGGTGGCGCGGCAGCATTTCCGCAGGGCTGCATCGCCCATCCATGCATCGCAAAAAAATTTGAGATATGGTTTCGCTGGCATGCTGCGCCTCCCGGTTTTTAGGCAACCATCCGGCTGAATGTGATGCGCTCGATTTCTTGGAGCACTGCCCCCAGTTCCACCGTGTTGTCGTAGCGCCGCATGCCGCACTGCACGATTTCCGCATAGCGCCAGAATGCATTGGGATTATCCCGCCACAACGCCCGCAGGAAATCGATTTCGTTTTCAGTTCGGAATTTCCGATTCCAATACCCTAAGTGAATCATCATAGATTCGCTTCGCCTCCTCAATTACAATCACAACCCCAGGCCGGTCCAGAGCGGCAGGACACTGGGCCACGTAATACTTGGCAGACAGGCACATCACGATGCGGGCGTCGTCCTCCCACACCCCGGCATCGGTGAGCGCATCCTCGACCGCCCTGATCAACTTGGAGAGATCGGGCTTGCGGTCGGGCCATATCCGCTTTTTGCTGGCGCTTCGGGGGCGGGGTAGGGTAAAGGTCAGAAAGAAGAACACCGGCCCCGCGACGCGCCCGCCCGATTCAATAGCGGCACATTTAATCGATTCCCGCCACGGCCTCACCGCTGGGCAGGACTCGATCATGATTCCGCGCCCACCCTTGACGCCCACGAACTTTTTCGAGCCCTGCGGTGCCGGAAGGCCGTATACGGTGATCTGCATTTTGTCCTTAGAGAGCCGCAGAAACCAGCCCGCCAGCCGCTTCTCACGGTGGACCGGACGAGCCAAATTCCTGCGGCTCTCTAAGGCCCCCAACGCATTCCCATAGCTTGCTCGTTGGGGGCTGATGCCTGAGAGTCGCCATTCTCATTTTTTCACCGGCATCACCTCCTTCAGGGATTCCAGGTTGGCGAGATTCAACTGCATTTCTTTCCAGCAATTTCTCGCCTGCTCGATTTCGCTGTCTTTGAACTCGTCGCTATGCGCCTTGCCGTACCGCTCCAGCACGCCGTAGTAGGTAGATTCGTACCCTAATCTCTGATAATGCTTTTTCATGTCGCGGAAATGGTCGAGCATGGAAAAGTTGGCGGTCTGCCGTTTATGCGTGCCCTTGCTCCGCTTTTCTGGCGGGGGCGGGAAGGCCACGATGTCGTCGTGCAAGGCCTGCTCCTCGCTCACCGGCTGCGGCTCCGGCTCCGCGTCCACAACCTCAATCTTGATCGCGTCGTATTTCTGACCCGACTGCATAGCGGCAATCTTCTGCTGCGCCACGGCCTGCGCGGCTTCTTTCGTGCCCCGCTGTTCGCTTTCCGCCTGCGCCATTTCCTCCCCGGTATATAGTCCTGAAAGCTCTTGCGGGAATGCCTTGCGAAGCGCCAGCGCCTCCGCGCATTTCGCCAGCATCACATCCGGCATCCGCTCCCACATGCTGTTAGGCCCGCCCCCTTTGGCATCGCTCTTTAGCTGCACATAAGCGCCGTACCGCGCCACACCCCAATAAGGAGCACGCGACCCGGCTTTGAGCGCTCCGATTTTGGCTGCGGCGGGTGGCTCTTCCGAGAGCCAGACATCCCTCCACACGCCATCCGGCCCGCACCAGAACGGCCCTTCCTGGCCTTCGTATCTGCCGCTGCGTTCCGCCATCAAACGAAAACCATCAATGCTGGTTTGCGTCTGCATGACCTCGCGCCGCTCGCGCGAGTCCCACCGTTTCACGGCAAAGATCTGCCGCGCGAAAGGATCGAGGCCGGTGCGATTGCACATGTCGATGAACAGTTTCAGTTCATCGTCCGTGGCTCCCTTTGCAATCGTGCGCTTGATCAAATCGACCTGTTCCCGATTGAGTCCTTGCTGTAGCATGCAGCCTGCTGGAGTCAATGCGCCCATCTATGCTGCCTCCTGATCTTCCGGAAAGAGAATCTTGCCGTCCCGCGAATGGAACACCAGGAAATCCGCCGGGTCGGTGATGCGCACTTCGCGCTTCTGGGCGACGGCGTTGTGGATTATCCATCGCATACCCACTCCGTTAAGCTGGCTTTCGGTTCTGATCTCGATGCCGCTATCGTGATGGCCTGCGGCGTCATAGATGTAGAGCCGCAGCGGAAACAAGGCTTCCGTCATGCGGCCTCCTGCTCCCATTGCTCCTCCACGATGCGCACTTCATCGATTTGCAGATTGGGCATGTTGCGCCGATGGAAAAACCAGCGAGCCCAAGTGAGGATCACGTCGCGCGGTGATAGCTCGTAGCCGGTCACGCGGTCAGCCGTGATGTCCAGATGCACGCCGATATTCGGTGTCTTCATTAGTCCTCCAAGCGTTGTTACGCACGTAACAGAATGGCCTCTTCGTGGGCTTCGGGGAACTCAGCGCACTAGTAGAATAAACAACGCGATGCAACTTATTGATGATAAATCTACCCCGACGTAGTGTCTTCCGGTATGCTAAACTACACAAAACAAGCAACTTGAAGATTTTTACAAATTCGTGTAACAGGTCCACGTAACAAAAGCGTATAATTTTTACATGCTTACTGCCCATAGACGCCACAAAAAAGCTTGCCCTCACGCCGCCAAGGGACGGAACTTTAGCTTGTGCGATTGCACGGTCTGGTGCGATGGAATGCTGAACGGCCAGCGCATCATGCGTTCGCTCTACACCAGTAATTGGGATCAAGCCCTGCGGCGCATGCGGGCGCTCGAAAGGGGAGATCAGGTTGCAGACGACGTGATCACACACGAAGTGTCGTCGCCCGCCCTGGAAGCGGCCATCGACCGCTTTGTGGCCGATGCCAAAGCCCGCGACCTGAAACCCGCTACGCTCGCGAACTACCACTACACGCTGAACCCGTTCATCCAGCATTTCGGAGCCGGTACTCGGATATCGGCGTTCAATATCGCCAAGGTCATGCGATACCGCGAATCGCGCAGCGGCTCCCCCGCCACGCGCCGAAAAGAACTGATCAATATCAAAATGTTTTTCCGGTTTTGCGTCGCACAAAAATGGATCACGGAAAATCCCGCAGCCGAAGTGAAGCTTCCCGAAGCGGATTACGCGGTGACGATGCCTTACACTCCGGACGAGGTCACGCGGCTGATTCGCGCCGCCGATACCATCGGCACCCGTGACGCCGAACAAACCCGGTACATCCGGCAGCGGGCGCGGGCTCTGGTCTACACGCTGCTCTACAGCGGTCTGCGGGTCAGCGATGTGGCGAAGCTGAAGCGATCCGCTCTTGACCCCACTACGCGGCACCTCACGCTGCGCCAGATGAAAACGCGCGTGCCGCTCAAAGTGGAACTGCATCCCGATGCGGTTCAGGCGTTGCTTGGACTGCCTGCCCAGAGTCCCGAGTATTTTTTCTGGACCGGCAAGGGCGGGCTTCGCCGCTGCGCTCAGAATATGTGGCGCAGCATTCAGCGTCTGGGCGCGATTGCCAAAGTGGAGGATGCCCATCCGCACCGTTTCCGCGATACGTTCGCCGTCGAGTTGCTGTCGAGGGGTGTCGATATCCGCACCGTGCAGTTGCTCTTGGGACATCGAAGCGTTAAGACAACCGAACAACATTATGCCCACTTCGTCGCAGCCCACCAGCGGCTGCTCGACAACGCAGTCAGAGTCCTAGACTTTGGCAAGGAAACCGCGCGACCAATCCTCATGCACACGAATCACGAGCGATTCGGGAATGCGTAGGATGGTGCGGGGCGCACGTTTGGCGTGCGCCCCGTTCAGCCTTGGCTGCGAGATCTTCAGCACTCCCTGCAAATCCTCGAACATCCGCCGCACGGTGTTTTCTCCCAAGCCCCACATCTTTGCCACTTGCTGCACCGAAAGGTGCTTCTCCATTGCGTGTACCGCCGTCTGATTCGGCGGGGCTACCGGCATCTCGTCAGGCTGCTTCTTCATGCTCACCACTCGGCACCACCGGACATTCCCACGAAGATAGTTCCCGCGTCCTGAAGCGAAGGAAAAAGTGTGGACCGGCATGGTCGCGCCGTAGAGCGCAGCGCATATATCGGGGTGGGACCACGTCCTCCGGCACGCCCTGCCATCCGCACTCGCTACAGCGGGCCATCTCGCCTTGATCGTGATAGCCGGTGTCGGAATCGATGCCGTAGTCGTACGGTGTCGCGTAGACTTTTTCTGAAGAGCATTCGGGACACATAAATCACCTCAAAAGTTCCAGAGCTTTCTCGCAGTCCATCACCACGCATGCCAGGAAGTGGCGACAAGCATGCCGCATCCAGGGATCGTCAACCAGTTCATCCGCTACCGCCAGATCGGCTTTGGCCTCGCCCACCCATTTGCGGGCGTCCATCCGCTCATCCGCCGCGCGGGATTCCAACGGCCCCGCTTCGGTTGAGTTACTGGGCATATCACGCATATTGGAGTCTCCTTGGCTTTCAGGGCGTACCACATGTGGTTCTTGTGATATGATCCTGCTTATCATGCGGCCTTTGTTGCCAGGGGTGGCGCACACGCAAGGATTATTGTCTCGTTCGAGACACGATGTCAATGGGGAGTTGGAAGAGTTGGAATGCCGAAGTGGGCTTTAGGGACAAAACAGGGAAACGCAATTGAGCAGGGAGGCGTATGGCTTTTTTCCGATGTAGCAATGAGGTTCGTAAACTGGCGAAGCTGGCAGCGGTCAGACGGCAGATCTCGATGCAAGCGCTGGTCGAAGAAGCAATAAGGAGCCACCTCGATGAGAAGCGGGTACCCCCCCAAACTATATCGATTAGGGGGGAATGTACCGGAATTCATAGTCCTGAAATAAATGCGCTGGATTCTCCGGAGATAAGTGCTAGGATTTTGTCCAAGCACCAAAGAGCTTGGCTGAGCAAGCTCGCAGATGTCCTAGTCTGCGGGGATGCGGATGCTATCCGCATAGCGACATCTGCTGTGGCGATGACCCATAAATTTATCAAAGGGGAACCGAAGAATGAACGCAAGGCTCCTAGAATTTCCAATTCCCTATGAGCCTCAACACAAGACTAGGAATCTTGAAGAAGTTCTTCAAGAGTTACGCGCTCATATAGCTGACTGCGAGCGCTGGTATTCCAAGCTAATGAAGCTCAAACAGGAAAATCCAGATGTAAGGAGGGCCAGATAGGAGGAAGCCCTGAAGGGGTCGGGCTCCTCCGTCCCGGCCCCTTCAGGATAGTATTGGTATGAGGCAAGACCATGACCAAACTTGACTTCAATCTCACCAAACTGTTCGGCATTTTCAGCGGGATGCCCTTGACGAACCGGGAAACCGCAGCCGAGAAAGCCGCCGCGCACAAGTGGCTGGAGAAGGAACGGGCGCGGCGCAAAGCAAAAAATCTGCGCATCCTTGAGAAGTTGCGCAAGGCCCGCGAGTCTTAGATCGGGGCTGTCATGCGGCCACCGCTGATACGCGGCGGTAGCGCCGGAGCCTGTCTTGTCTTCAACTGCGCGAAGTGTTGCTCACCCTGCTTCAGCGCATCCGAGAACAACTGGCGCACAACCGGGTTGCGGGCAAGGTACTCGTTGACGATGACCTCCGGCGGCGCAGCCGTGTCTCTCGATTGACTCAACTTTTTAATCCCCGTCCACACGGCAGCTTGCATTTCGGCGGGCTTCAGCCCCACCTTCATTGCTGCCTGACTCGTCATATAATCCACCAGTTTGGATTGTAAATCGGTTACCTTTTCCCTTCCAAGAAGGGCGCGAGCCATCCACAAATCGACGGTAACCGGAGTCAAATCTCCTAAAAGGTTCGGGCCGAACGCGCCTACCTTGGGACCGGACATCTGCACACCGGCAACGGCCCGGTTGAGATTATCCAAATGGGCCTTCATGAAGCCGTTGAACGGTTCCCCGGAAAGGAACTGGCGGTACGCCTTGATGGCATTCCCGACATTCTGCGTGACGTTGGTGTTCGGGCTGGTGGCTGCGAACATCTTCAGGAAGAGATCGGTATTATCGCCAAAGATGGGCTGCAAGGCAGGCCTGACGAAGGTATACCAGTCCTTGCCTTCTTTCCCGGCCCGGTAATATTTCATGATCGTGGGAAGATCCGCCAGCGACGGCCCGATGGTTTCTGCGTGGTGCTGATATTCTTTGGACGCCGCCGTCCACAACTCCGGCAGCATCTTGGACACTTTCAGTACGGCCTGAGGCCCGATTGTCTTGGCATCGGCCAACATGGATTTCGAGAATTTGCCGAAGTCAATCGCGCCGTTCGCAATCCGCGCCGCACCCCACGTGATCATGTCCCGCGTGACTTCGGCGGGGAACAGCGAAGACATCGTCGTCCCCGTCATCGCGCCGCTCTTTTTGAGCCGGTCCAGCGCCTCGTCGCCCACGGTCTGCAACTGCTCTTGCAGCGACCCGATGCCCTTTGCCGGGGCTGGGATCTCGCCGGTGAGTGCGGCCTTGCTCTCCGCAGCCGCAGCCTTATTTTTCTCTACCGCAGCCTGGAGAGGATTCGGTATAGTGCCGCTCGACTGCATCTCGTTGCGCAGCCGCTCCGCGATTCCAAGAGCCTCCGGATTCGCTGCTACTGCCGGTGGCGCGGGCGGGGGTTCAGCGGCTTGGGCTGCGGCGGTGTGCAGATCGCGCAGTTTGGTGATGGTCTGATCGATGGATGTGGGGCTGGGCGGATTGACGCCCGTCGATTTGGAAATCGCAGCCCATTGCTCCGGAGTGATGTTCGCGGCGTCCTCCGGCGAAATGCCGTGCACGAATAGCGTTCGCGAGAGCACGTCCGTCTTCGTATTTCGCGCCGCTTGCTCCATCGTCTGCTGGATTGCGGCAGTGTCGGGCGCAGGCACCGTGGTCACGGTGGCCGGAGCAGCCGCAGCCGCTGCCGGTGGTGGCGGCAGTTGCCGCTCTCCGGCGCGTGTCTGGAACTCTGCCGGTAGAATGTCCACCTTCTGCTCTGCATAGGGCTTTTGCGTTGCAGACAGGTTCAGCGGATTCCCTTGGGCATCGTAGTTGTGCTTGCCGAAATTGACCCAGGAATTCTGGCCGCGCGTCTCCGTCGTCATCGCGAGACGCGCCAGAGGCGAGTACGACTGGGAGTGCATGTCATGCGCCATCTCCTCGCCCCGTGGCCCGAACCCGAATCCTCCCGTGGCATGCGCCCATGCGTCATGGACGGCCCGGAAAATATCGTTCATGGTGAGGCCGGTCGCCGGATCGATGGCAGAGAGAAACGGATGTGCTTCGCCTCCCGTAAAGAAGTAGAGATGTTTATTGTTTTTTAAATCCGCGACCATCTCGTGGGAGCTAGCGTAGGGCTGGCCCGGTTTCGTCCACGGCTCCAGGTTGTAGCCGTTCGCCACCAAATGTTCGTACTGCGCCTTCGTTTCTTCTATCAGTGCCTCATAGGCGGCACGCACTCTGGGGTCAGCGCTATTGTCTGCCTTCAAGGCATCATAGGCATCGGCCACACGTCGCCCGAAGTCTTGGTCAAGCGGATGGTATTGGCTATGATCTACGGGCGGTAGGCCCCGTTGGGCGTTATAGTCGTTGACGACTTGTTGGAGTTCGGTATTCGCTTGAGGCCGGTATTGGGCGGCTTGGGCGGCTTGACTGCCGCCGGGTGTCCCTTGGGTGGACGGCGGTAGTTGCTCTCCAACTCCTCCAGGTACTGCGGATCGTGGTCCTTGTACTGCATTACCTTCTATTGTAGCAGCCGGGGCTGCTGCTGCCGGTGGTGGGGGCGGGGGTGCTGCTGGTGGTGCCGCTGCCGCCGCTGCTGCTGGTGGCCCTCCTCCTCGCGCCAGTGCCTCCAGACGGCCTTGCAGTGCCGCTGATTCCGGGGGAAGTATCGGGGACGGGAAACCGGGGAAGGCGGGGCTGGGCATCGGTTCGAAAACGGCCTTATTGACCGGCGCAGGGGGCGGGGGCGTTGCCACTGCTGCCGGTCGAGCCGCCGCTGCGGTAGCTTCGGCCTCTGCCGCCGCAGCCCTCTTGGCTAGCGTGGCCTTGCCTCCCTTGATCGCTGCACCCACCACACGAGGGGTCGCTGCAATAGCAGCCCCCGTGCCGGTAGGAGCACCCATATGAGTTGTCATCCATTCGAGTGGAGCCGCAGCCAGAACCGTTTTTGGGCTGAGAGCCGCTTTCGTGCCTTCAAAAAGCGCATTCCCGGTAACCGCCAGCGGCGTCTGCGCGGCGCGAGCCGCATTCATGGTCTGCTCCGCAGCCATCGAGGCACCGGCCCTGATGGCAGGCATGACTGCGTCCACTGTCTCCGCGACGGCAGGCCCGCCGAATTCAAGCAGGCGTGCCAGCCCTTCGCCGGGATGTGCACTCATGATCTGCGCCGGTATCTCCTTAAATCCGTAGTTGGGTTTCGTCTCGAAAGAGCGCGCGATACCCTCCGGAATGTTCTGGAATGCCTCCAGCGCACGCGACGACGTCTCATAGGGATGACGAAGGAAAGCCATGACCCCGGCAGGCAGGTTGGCTAGGGTGGAATATATGTCGCCAGCTATAGTGCCGCCTAACTCTCCAATGCCGCCAACAATGGCACCGGGAAGAGTCTGAGGCATCTGCGGCTTGCCCTTGGCCTTCGCGCCGCGCAGGAGGGGATTGTAAGCAGGCGCTTTTTGCGGCGGGGCAGTTCCTGCGCCGCCCGCCGGATACTTCATATCCCACAGCGCTGCTTTAGTCTCATTGGGCAGGCCTATGGCGTCGAAACGCGTCTTGAAATCAGCGGCGCTGGTGGCGGCATGGAATGCATCCCAGGCATCGGCCTTAATGTTATCGGGGACGTTGGCTGAACCGATAATGGATTGAACGTCTGCCATAGCCAGTTACTTTGGAGGGTTTCGCCAGGGATTTGCCGGTGGCTGATTAGCGTATGGATTTGCCGGGGCGCTAGCCGGGGCGCTAGCCGCTGGCATCCAATTAGCGAGCGTGGCCCGCGCCTCTGGCGTGAAGAACTCATCGAAGAAATCACTACCCATTTCGTTCCTGTTCCATCGCTGTGCCAAGTATTGGATTTTTGAGTCCAGCAATTTTACGGTTGTTCGCAGATTGCTACGCAACTGCGTATCGCCCAATGCGGGATTGAAGTCGCTCTCCTGTTTCTTGATTTCCTCTACCGCTCCACTTCCGCCGTAGGCCTTATTTAACTCTGGGGCGACTTTATGCACGATGGTGTTAAATACAGTAACCGGGTCCTTACCAATCTGCAATCCAACAGCTTGGGCTATTCTATTCATAAGTGGAAGGTTGCTATTATTTAGAGCATCAATGGCGTCTCCAAGTGCGCCAACATGGCCCAGGCCGGTAACAATGCCGCCAATCTCCTTGCCCTGCGGGCCATTTGCCTCATAATCCTTCCGCATTGCATTCTTAGTTTCGAACTTGGTTTCGTCATACTTTGGATAAGTTTTGCCGAGCCAGAACTGAATCCGTTGATTAGTGACATTATTCCTGCCAAGCGGCGGCATCTTTCCGCGATATGTTCCTATACGCTGAACCGTTGGTCTGATGTCCTCAGGCACCTGATCGATGGTCACCGGTCCTGCGGGGGCATTGGACGGCGCTACGAACGTGGTTACCGGTCTTCGCGCTATTAAATCCTTTTGCATGTTAGCCAGCGCTGCTTTGGCGAGCGGGTCGCCTTGTGCCGCCTTCACGTACAAGCTGGGGGTGGTGGGCTGCGGCGGTTCCCCTGCGGGGCCTCGCGCGAACACGGTTGGTGCGCCGCCGGTAGGCGATGGTGTCCACACGATCTGATCTTTACCCGTAGTAATTAATGCCGCCTTCCCGGCCTGCGCTCTCTTTTCGGCAATCTCTGCCGCTTTCTGTGCTAAAGCCGGTATCTGTTCGAGCGGCACCTTCGTGCCAGGAGCCATCGAGAGCGCTTCGGTGATGCTGCTCGCGAGCGGTGCCCCATATGTCTCATTGATGTAGTTCTGCACCCGCTGCGCCGCATCAGCCTTGGCAAGCGCCTCCGCATACGACTGTTGCGAAAGCAATTCTCTTTGCCGCTGCATCTGCTCCTCAGGCGTATAGAGTTCGTACTGCAACGGCCCGGTTTGGCTTTTGTAAGTAACAAGACGCGATGGTTCCGGCTTACGGAGGTAACTGGCTACATGCTCCGGGTTAATATCGGCGGCGAAATTACCGGCGGCGTCCGGAATGCGGCCTTCGATGATGTCCTGCACCGTGCCACCTACTACCGGCCTGCCTGCCTGCTGGAGCATCAACCGCGTCTGGATATCCTGCATCGAGGCTTGCTGCTCACGCGTGGCCTGCTCCTGCTGCTGCATGGCTTGCTGCATTTCAAACTGCTGCTGCGCCCGCGCTTCCTGGTGGATGCGCTCCGCGATGCCGTGCGCGGTGATGACGCCGGAGAGATAGTTCCCGAGAGGATTGGTTACATGAGCGCCCATTAGTATCCCCCTGATGAGGGAATGCCTCTTATGTAGCTGCCGTAGTTAATCGATGGTGCAGGTGCTGCGAGCCCGCCCAAACTTGGCAGCGGAAGCATCGAGGCTACCGAAGGCTGTTGATAGCCGCTTGGCATCATGCCGGTTGGTCCCGGCGTCAGGAGCTTATTCAGCGTCATGATGGTGGCGAGGTTTTCTAAGCCGGAGCCCGCACTCTGGAACAGGGAGCCAGCCACATCACCCGGCACATTGCTCGTGCTGGTGCTGCCTCTGAGCATGCTCACGAGGTTCTGCCCGAGCCCTGCGCCGAAGTTCCTCTGATTGATGGCCGCTTGCGCTAGCTGGCCTTCCAAATCGGACAGTTGCCCGCCACGGCCCAATGCTACCTTGTACAGCGAGTTGCCCATTGCACCGCTGCTACCGTATCCCCGCGCCGCCATCTGAGCCGATACTTGCGCGGGAATGTCCATGTAGTTGCGGTTGATTGCATCCATTGCCGATGAGCGGATCGGGGCGAATCCGGCTTGCGGGTTCATCATGCTGTCCTGGCTGTACTGCTGGAGGCGGCTCGCGAGCGCCTGTATCTCCGGCGACAGCGTGGGCGTCACCGTCTGCGTGTACGTCTTGGGACGGCTGGACAGCGCTCCTCCCAGAATCGAACTGATTCCGCCTATCCCGGCTGCTATCACTGATTGTGGCATTTAGTTTGTCCTCAAACTGATCTTTGAATAACGCGAACGCTATCATGTCGCAAGGCTTTCCATTGCGCATGGTGTGCGCCTTGTATGTGCCCTCGATGACTGCTCCGAGATCGGTCAACAATGACCGGATCGGACGGTTATCGTGGAAGACGCACATGGCAATCTTCGTGGTTTTGGTGTCCGTGAAAATCTCCTGGGCAATCTGCTGGAGCGCTGGCAACGTCACCGCACGCCCCCAGAGCGCCTTTTTGAACAGACAGTGGCAGGTGCCCAGCATCGGGTTCCATTGTTCGAAGGTCACCATCCCGCCCAGTTCCCCGTCGCGGTAAACGGCCCATGTCTTCAGCCTGTCGGAATCCGCCAGACACCTCTCCAGGTATTCGGGGAGGCTTTGCGGGCTGAAATCATCGAGCACGCGCGAGCGGAAGGTTTCGATCCACCCCCACACCCGTGGGTAGGCGTGCGCCGGAAAGGGGCTCTCGATGCGCAGATCCATCCGGTTCCTTATCGCCAGTTCAGCCCTGGAGGCTTAATTCTTCGGGATCTTCGGGGGCTCCGGCGGCTTCTCCGGCACATTCTCGCGGATCTGTCCTTTCGCCGTGTCTATAATGCACCGGTCAACTGGAATTCCGGCCTCCTTGCACGTCTGCTCGATGAGCACATTCTGTTCGCTCTGTGCAATCTGGATACGCAACCGAATGTTTTCAAATTTCAGCGCCGTGACTTCGGGAAGAGGCCGGATGATGGGGGCATCGGCGGCACGCGCCAAAAGCACCGCCAGGAAAGTAATTGCGGCCAAGCGCATCATTTGCCCCCCGGCAGAGCCGGAGGACCGGCCTGGATCTGCTGCGGCGTGCATTGCACGCACTTCCACATCGGCGCACCGCTGTCCAAAAATTTCTGGCAGAGGTCGGGAGCAAAGACGAGCAGTAAATAGAGAAACGTATTGAGTAACCACATAGCGTTATTGCAGCTTTTCTAAGATGAGATGAAAGTCGTAGTTCGCATTCGACAGGCCGGATAATACGGACACACCAAAGCCAGCCCTGCCGCTTCCGGAGAAGGATTCCGCAGATCCGTCCGTGTAGAAAGTGACGTTGGTCTGGATGGCGCTTTTGTTTGACGCAGCTTCTCCGCTCGCGCAGTTGAAGTTAGCGTTCGAATTCTGAAGCGCAAAATATGACGAATTGAATGCATTATGGATGGTCACGCCGATGACACCAGACGGGGAGGCTCCGAGAGTTCTGCAATTCAGATCGTAAGCCACGCGATACAATCCCGCCGAAAGAGGCGCACCATTATACTGGAATGCCGTATCGCTTATACCGGTGGTCAGGTTGGTAAAAGCGTACGAGCCGTAAATCGCAGCCATCCCCCGGCCCGCTGTAACCGAGCCGTTGTAGCTGGATAGATTACTGCCCACGGAAAGCTGGCCGGAGAAATTGCCATTATTGGCAAAGACAGTGGCCCATCTGTTTCCGCCGTCCCCGATATTATATGTGTTCGCAGTTACCGGATAATGGTGCCAGGACACTATCGAGTTCATCGCGTTCAGCCCAGGATCGTTGTTCCGGATAACTTTAAAGACGGCTATATTCGATGGGTCGCGAATCTCGAAAATGCTTCCCGCGCCCGTGCCGGAGATGTTATTCACGATGAGCGCTGGATTAGTGGGAATCCTCTGATTGACGACAACCGAAGAGTTGGGAGCAACGTTGCCTGGATTTAACGTGATGTTTCCGTTCACCGAATTGCTTCCATTGATCTGAAAAGCGGCACCCAGACTGCCTCCGTCCAGTTGCGGCTGTACTCCCTGAATGATCAGATAATTGGTAGCGCTGCCGAATGTGCCGTTGAAGGCCAATACGCCACCGTTAGGAATGTTCAGAGTGTTCGACGCGCTATTCCCGCTGTAGAAACCGGTGCCTGCCGTTACCGTCTGGGACGTATCCGTATTGACGGCATAGATTGTAGCCCAGCGGTTGGCCGGAGCCCCGATGATATAGGTATTATTCGCTGCGGGGTAATGATGCCAGGACACTACCGAGTTGGGCGCATTGGCTCCTGGATCAGCCGTGCGAATCACTTTGAAGACGGCGGTATTGCTGGGATCTCTGATTTCGAAGATATTGCCTGCACTACTACCAGCGATGTTATTAATGATAAGAGCGGGCTCGCTGATCACTCTTTCGTTGATGACAACGGAAGCATTGGTCGATACATTGCCTGGGTTCAAGACGATATCTCCGTTGACCGTGTTCGACCCATTGATTTGAAAAGCCGCGCCAAGCGAGCCTCCGTCCAGTTGCGGCTGCGTGCCTTGAATGATGAGATAATTACTGGCAGTTCCGAATGTTCCATTGACGGCCAGCACCCCACCATTCGGAATGTTGAGCGTATTGCTGGCCGTATTGGGCGAGTAGAAACCCGTAGTGGCATCAACTTCCGCAGCCCATACCTTGCGCCAGAGATTGGTATTCGAGCCCAGATCATACGTGTTACTGGTCCGCGAATATATGCCGCTGGCGACCACGCAACTGGGGCATCCGGCGTCTGTATCACCGATGATCTTGAATACGACATGCGGGGTTGTGTTGAGCCCGGTGTTATCGCGGATCTGAAACACATCGAAGGTTGTAGTGGCCGGTCCATTTTGGATGACTAATCCAGGCTCATCGGAACGCGGCGTGTTGATATAGACGCTGCCGTTACCCGGAACATTTCCCGGCTTCATCACCAGATTGCCGTTGCCTGCGGCTGACCCGACAATCTCCAGAGGCTTGCCGTTCTCAGGCCGTAAGGTCGGGTTAGTCATACTGCCGTGTGTAATCGTGGTGGGACCGATGAGGTTCTGAGCGCTCACCACGCAACTTACTACCGGGATGAGTAACAATGTTTTCATATCAGTAAGACACGGGGTATGAAGTCATCCTCCATTTTCCGGTCACCCCGACAAAGTTGAAGACGGTGCGGAGGAACGGCCTGTCATCCACCCCGGTGGGCGTAGCGAGATCGAACATCGTATCCCAGGTGATATGCCTGCCGCCGGTTGCATCCTGCGTCAACATTACAAAAAGCATCTCCCCGTCGCCCGCCGGAGCGGCTGCGGTGATCATGGTTGAGCTTGCCGTCAGCGTCATGGCTATTACTCCCGAAGTGCCCGTGCCGCCCCCGGTCGGAGGCGGCGTGACGACGGGGGCTTTCGCAACCGTAGTGACCATGCCGCTCTCGATTACGATGGACCTGAAACGATCATTGAGCACGCGCAACAATTCATCGGATACACCATCAATCGGAAAGATGGGCTGGAAGTTCACTGGTCTACCTGCAACTCCACCCATTGCGGGAATTCGGGCGTAGGCTGAATCGGCAGCTTACTGGCTCCCCAGTCGCCCATATCCGGTATCGGCAGCTTGACGGGCGCGAATTCGCCCATCTGCGGTATCGGGAGCACATGCGCTCCCCACTCGCTCAATCCAGGGATGGGGAGAGCTTTTGCCACCCATTCATCGGGCGTGGAAATGACCGGCACCACATACCACGCCCAGACGGTGCCGGGTAGCGAACGCGCCCAGATCCGAGCCCGGTACAGCCGCAGAGTGGAGGCCGCATCGGGCTGCACTCTCAACTTGTACAAATGGCCCTTGGTTGTTCCCAGCAAGCGGAATCGCCGTATGGATCGTGAGAAGGCGGCTCCAATCTGGTGTGTCTCGCGCACCGCGAGGGCATTGCCGGGAAGATCCGTCCACAATGTAATCGTCACGGACCCCGTGCACTCCATGTCGAGGTCGAGCAAGCCGAATAATGCGACCTTTTCAAAACCCATTACACACCGATACTGATAGGAGCCGTTTCGAAAAATTCCCCTGCGGGACCGGAGAGATAAACGCCAATCGTCCTGTACCAGACGACACCTGACCGCAGTTGCAGCGCTCCAGCGGTTGGCGGCTCCACGCGCGGATAATACAGGGTGCCTTCCAGCGGCGCACCAAACGCATCATTGAGCGGAATCGTGATTGTGGCGGGCGCTTTGTTTGTGTTCGTTTGCGCCATCGGCTTGCCGCCGGTACGCTCCGTCAATATCCCGCCCGGTAAGTCAGTAAAGAACCTCGCTGTCCCCGGCCCATCGGGGCTGACATACTCTAAACTCATTTCCTTGAACTGCGCTACTTTGCGGAATGCCATGTCATACTCCAATCGAGATAGGCGTAGGTTGCCAGAAATCACTGAGCGAGCTATCCAGATAAACACCAATCGGCAGCACTCTGGCACGCGCCGCATACAACTGAAAATCGGTGGCCGTGGTTATCTGGTAACGCAGCAGTTTGCCATCGACTACCGCCGAGAGATTCATGCGCCGCGATTGCCGCCCCGTGGTCGCGGCTATTGCCTGCCCCCCGGCTAATCGCGCAGTCATGATGCCACCCGGCGTATCGCTGTAGACTTGCAGCGTAGCAGCCCCATCGGTGGCGTCGATGTCGAACTCCACTTGGTCAATCTCTTTCATCCCCACAATGGCCTGCTCCGTTTCATCGGTATCCCAGGACTTGCCGCGCCGCGCCTCCAGGTAGTAATGCAGCAGAATAGGGCTGTCGATATACGAAGGACCGGCGGGTGGTCCCGCAGGCGCACCCCCGGTGATCCGAATCGATATGTTATAGGCGCGGATGGGAAGCCCCCGCAGCGCAGTTGTGACGTATGTGGCCGGATAGACCAGCGGAATTATCTGCTTGGTTCGAGCACTGGAGTTGATCGTCGCCAGGGTAAAAGTGTCGGTCGAGTTATTAGTAAGCTTATTAGTGCGGATGATGATATCCAGATTATTGCCGCCGGTCTTATAACTCAGCACTAAGTCAGCGAATGTCTTTTCATGATCGGGATAACCGCAATCCTCATAGGCCGTCTGGAATCCGATAGGATTAGAACCTGTACCGGACTCGAGTCTGTAAACTCCGTTGCCCGCAGCCAGCAGGCCGTTGCTGGAGATAGCGAACGCGAAGTATCCGGATAACCCCGCGCCGCCGAACCAGCGGTCGGACTCCAGGTGATAGTTGATCGGCGTCATGCCGCCGCTGGTGTGGTAAGAAACCCAGAGCCTGCCGTTGTTGACTCCGAGAGCGCACCACTGCTTATCCTGTTCGGCAATATAATTCTCGGAACTGATCCCGCGAAATACGGTATCGATCTTGGCGGATATTTTTTTCGCCCAGTCGAAGTTGAACTGGTAGATTCCCTCCGGCCCACGGAAGTAATCGGCGGTAGAGGTGCATGCCACTGCACGAGGCCCCACGATTCCCATCTCCGGCACTACTACTTCGATGCGTGCCGTGTCGCTGCCGAAGTCGCCGTAGTGCCTCCAGATGGATTTGGCGCGGTAGACGATGACGAAGTTGGGACGGCAGGAAAGCGCCAGGATCTCATCGCCCGAATCGGTCCCGATGTCCACCCAGTCGCCGTCGTTCTCGTTGGCCGCGCCCCGGAAAAATGCCGGTTGCAGCGGCTGCGTATACCAGATGCGATTGGGATGCTGGAGGCTATTGGCAACTATGATGCGCCCGTTGTAGATCTGATTGCCTATGATGCGAGCCGCTGGTGCCGGATCGTGGTCTGCCTCCATGATGATGCCGAGTTGCAATAATTGGTCGTCATCGTGGGCATGCACGCTGTTGCCGTAGTCGTCCACATACGGGCGCGTGATCTCGATTACGTTTTCGTTCAGCCTGTAGGGCGCACTGAAAGTGGGACTGCGGCGGTAGATATTCCATCCCTTTACCCACGGTCCCGGCGCTAGGCTGGGCAGCGCTACCCGCACGATGCTGCCGTTGACGGCAGGCGTAATAGTTCCCGCTGGCGAAGGATTTGTCTCTCCAGTAGGCCCGACCCACGTGATGTAATACAGATAGGCCTGCGCCTGGAGCCCGCCTACTTCCGGAGGATTGTTGACGGGAGGCAATAACCCGGCTCCATTGGTGCCGCCATCGGTCAGGAGCGGCGCAGCCGGTACAGGCTGCGTCCAATTACTCATCGATGTCCCATCGTCCTTACGCTGCTGGCTTCTGTTGATGATCCAGACGTATCCCTGATAGCTGATGAGGCCCAGAGGATAGCCGTCGTATCCGCTGTCGATAGGCGCTTCACCGGCCCGTCCTACCTGCCGGAGATTTCCTATGTCCGCGTAATAAATGCGCCCGCCAGCGTCGTAGACGGTATGACAGTCAGCCGGGGATGCCGCCGATACCTGGACCGCCGGAGGCGCAACCTCGACACGCCCCGCGCTACCCGGCCACAATCCGAATAAGTCAAGGCAATCTCCCGGCGCGATCTGATCGACGGGGGCAAGCAGGTTGAGCCCGGTGGGCACGATCTTAAGTTCATTTAGGCGGTACGCCACTTTCCATGCCTCCGTAGTAATTACTCAGAATCTGCTCGTACATCTGCCGCCGCGCCATGCAATGCGCCGCGACATCGGCCTCCTCCATCTCACCCTCGCGCTTGTAAGCCTGCTCCAGAACGCTCATCGCCAGATAACCTTTGAGCGGGACCGGCGCGGATAGCTGCTGGTTGCCGATATTGATCTCCGGAGGATAGGCCGCGAAGATGATGGGAATGCTCGAAATCACATTGGGCACGGGCGAAAGCCCGATTTGCGCCCCCGCTTGCAAATCCTCGAACCAATGATCGGGCGTGCCCTGCGTCATGCCGAAGACCGAATCGCGCATCTCCAGTTCGAGAATTCCCGATGGCCGTATCGGCGTCATCCCATAACTGACATGCAGAGTAGTTACATGCCGGGCGGGCAGCGGATATCTAGTCTGGCCCAGCACGGTGGTGGTGGCTGTATCCCGCTCGATGAAGCAGTAAGCTACGCGCGAGAGCCGCTTGGCTGCTTCGTCCACCCATTGCAGTAAGTCAGTCTCGGTCCAGAAGACTAACTCGGCGCGGGTGGCCGCATGCAGCGAAGGCAGCAGTTCATCGACAACTTGAGTAACATTGATCATGGAATCGACGCCCGCTGGATTACTTTATTGATCAGGCGGGATCTGTCATACAGCGCCAGTTCGAACGGCAGGGTGTCCAGCCGCGCCGCGAGCGACCGCTGGCGAACATAGTTGCCGAAACGCGTAGCCTCATCCATGAAGGCGTTCAGATACTTCATGCCGCGCTGTAATTGTTGTCCTCCTTCTTTCAGCTTGACGCGATAGACTCCGTAATCCGCCAGACATTGGTGGAATTCCAGAGGAATCTCCGGCACGTCCGTATCGTTGACGAGGCGCAGCGGAGAACGCGCGTAGCGGAACGTGGACGACGTGTCAGCCGTAGGCTGGGGAGTGACTATCAGCAGATTGAATCCCAGCGTTGCATACCGCAGCGGAGTTCCGCTGGTGGCCTGCCAGGAAGTGTTCTCCGCGTCCAGATCCGCCAGCGTGGCGGGCCTGACGCGCCCCGCGCCAGTGGACAAACGCAGCGGCACCAGATAATCCGGCAATGTCGTAGAGATGTTCACAAACGTGGAGTAAGCCGTGAGCGTGAGCGTGAGCGTAGTTTCGAGGCACAGCGTCATGAGGGCAAAAAGCTCCTGCGCTTCGTTGATCGCCATCAAGACTTCGGGCGGGGGATGGGTGGTCGCGATGACGGAGCCGGGAGCCGAGACGCTGTCATCGAGACGCGCTACGATGCGGTCGCTGATTTCCCCAGCCGTCACCGCGACCACCGTTCGGAGCGATAGCTCGTGTAGTAGTCTCCTACCCGCATCTGGGTAGGCTGCATGCCCTGCGATTCCCACACACGCATGTTCCGCATGGCGTTGTTGTGCGCGGCGACATGAGACTCGGCCAACGGCAAGAGGGAGAGATTTGCTTTCGCCATGTGCCGCACGATTTTGGCTGAAGCCAATTCGATCAGAGCGGATGGCAGAATCCAAGGCAGGAGGGTGAGGCTGGTGGCGGCACCCACTAGTGTGGGTTTTTCCGCGAAGTACACAAAAGGAATAGCCATCACCGAATCGGGAGGGGGGTAGAGTTCCACCTGCATGCGGGGCGGATCGCTGCTGTCGTCCATGTAATCGCTCCAATACATGGGGATACCGGTTGCGGAACGGGAGGGGTCGGAAATATTCAGTTGTCCGTGAGAGATGCGCCGCAGTTCTCCCAGGGTGAAGTTGGCGAACGCGTCGTCTTCCAGCATCCGGCAATCGGGAGGCAGGGGGTAGATCTGCTGCGTGATGGAATAGCTTTGCCCCGGCCCCGTAGTGCCCTCATAAGGCCGGTCCAGCAAACCGCTGGTGGACGTGGCATAGGCGAACTCGTAGAACTCCGGACGGCCCGCGACGCGGAACGTGAGGCCCGACTGGAGGGAATTAAAGAAGGTTCCGGAACCGGTGACGCCCGTCGATCCGCTGGTCATTGTCACCGTGCCGGTCTGGTACGGAGCCGTGGTTTGCAGCACGGCGCTCATCTGGAGCCTGCGCCACGGTAGCTCGCTCAGGATCTCGGAATAGGAATCCGCAACCGCGCCTTCGATGAGGTCGGAATCGATGCCTGGAAACGCCTTCGTGAGGCGGAATTTGACTTGTCCATACGTCATGGCACACCACTGCTCGCCTCCTTATCGCCAGCAAGGTGCACGAGGCTTAATTCCGGTGTAGAATTGCCACCATGTTGAAACCACTGCTTCTCCTGCTCTTCCCAGCCGTTCTGGCCGCAAACAGCTTCACCGTAAGCACCCGCTCCGAATTGGACGGGACCTGTAGCGATTCGAGCACAACCCCGACAATCACCTGCATGACCGCCTCCAGCACCCCCAATGGCCTTGGTGGCGGGGCGGCGCGAGCTATCGCGGGGACCTCAGCTATGTTTGATTTGATTCGCGCGGAAGCCGATGTCTTTGGCGAGTGCACTGCCATCAGTTTTTGCTTGCAGCAAACCGCCACGGCTGACGTTTCCGTGAAATTAGCCGTCCCCGGCCCAACGGGTACAGACGGGCTGCTCGAATTCTTCCGGTTTGACTCCGGTTTTAATGGGGTCGGACAGGCATCCTTCAGGAGTACCGGACTGATAGGGCAGTTTCTGGGTCCTCATCAAGGAAGCCTCTACCGTTTCACCTACGATGAGCCTTTCACCATCACGCTATCGGCATTCGCCGGTTGCTCAGAATGCGGTCTACCGTTTCCCCCACTGGGAGATCTGCCGTACTTGTCAACATCCTCGTCTGTACGCGCACCAATCTGGGTCTATGACATGAATCTCAACCTGATTACAACTTACACCTCTATCGACCAGTTGAATCCGGCTCCGGAGCCGAGTCTGCTGTGCTTCGTGGGCTTAATGGTAATCGGCATAATAAAGCTACATCGCGGCTAGCCCGATGGCACGGTGGCTGTCACCTCGTTAGAAGGATCGCTCAGGTTAGCCGGATCTGTCGGATCTACGGCTCTGACAACATAGTAGTAGGTCTGACCGGGTGTAACCGTATGATCCCCATAGATTGTATCCGACACCGTCGCCAAGGCAGTACCATATCCGCCTGACATGCTCGCGCGGTAAACATTATAAGTGGTGATGCCGGGTGTAGTGCTCGCGACCCATGCCAGGACCACAGCGTGTGTGCTGTCATCGGCTACATATACTTTAAGCGGTCCCGTACTCACCGTGGCGTTTGATGCGTCTCTAGCGACATACTGGTAATAGAGGATGCGCCCCGGAATGACCGGCACGGCCACCGTGCAGCCGGAAGCGCACGAGACGCCGGTTATGCCCGTCTCTACGTGCCCAGTGCCCTCAGTCGGGTAGAGATATGGAAACGATTGATTGATTGTGGTGGTATTCGCGACACAGACTTCGTTGCGCGTGTTGCAGCGGAGAGTGGGTCCGTATCCAAATCGCACGATAGCGTTTGTAACTCCGGCAATAACCGGGACGCTTATCGGAGCCGTCCAGAAATTAGCCCGGTCAACGCCATCGAACAATGTTGTAGGCGCTGGCGGTATTTTGTTCGAACTTTTCGAATCTCCGGACCACCAGTATTTACCATCGGGAGACGGCTTCGCATTAGCCGTGGAAGATCCGAAAAAGCCGCTGGGCCAGCGATATAACGTACGGCCCGCCGAACCGTTCAAATACGTGGTTCCAGCCGTCGCCGGAAAGAACCATTGATCCACGGAAGCACCGATACCGATGGAATTCGAAATGCAGGTGTAACGCGCATTAAACGACACTGCGCCCAAACAGGTATTCCATCTCATATCATTCGCGGCGTTGAAGTAGATATCCCCGGCCACGGATGCCGCCGTGCATTCTCCGGCAATCAGCGCGATACACATCGTGCCGTCCCATGTTTCCGAGCCGTCAATGACTACTCCAGGCCCGCTTACATCGCGATAGTAGCGGGCAGCACCGGTGGCACCCATCAGAGGAGTGATATGAGGATGCAAATACGGCAAGCGGCTGGGGTTTGACGGATCGCTATTTCCATACTTCCATAGATTGCCGGATATCTGAGTGAAGGGAAAGCTGCCAGTGATTCCAGGCTGTGTATCCTGGATGGGGTGCATGTCCAAAAAAAATCTCTGATCGGCACCGCTGGCCGCATCCGTCTGGTTATATGACGGATGCTTTTCGCAGGCGTTTCCGCCGCATGCTACATGCGCCCCCGCGAACTGGTTGCTGATCTCGGTTACAGTGTCATAGGAGGTATCCGCCAGATGTGCCGGGGTATCGAACGGGGCAAGGCTGGGCCGGTATCCTGGGTCTGAGCGTCTTCCGTTGCGTGCAAAAGCATGATCCAGTCTGTTCGACTGGTCTAAGGGCTGAGAAGGTCCGAAACTTGAGCCGTTCGGATCGGCTTGCCAGAACCATGTAATGCCGGTCCAGACGTCATATATTTCAGGGCCGTTCTGCGCTTGAATCGCCTCTGAGCAATAAGCCTGCGACTGCCACGGTGATGCCGGTGAGGCGGTAATGGCCGGAACGGTGCCGCCCCCGCCCCCGGCACCGAATGACGGATCGTATCCCCGGTGAATCATGTAGTGCTGACCATCGATAACCTTAACGACTTTGGCATACTCATAGCTGTCGCTAAGACCGAGAATAAGCCGGTCTGAAACCTTTAACGCCCCACTGCCGTCATACCCCTTCAGCCAATGTCCGACAATGCCGCTCGCTACCGGGTTACCATCCACCCAGCCCGATGGCAGGGCTCCCCAGCTTCCGACATCCCAGAGTGAGGTAGACTCGATAGTTATCGTTCCGCACCAGTTCTTTCCTGTATAAATCAGCCCATCAACCGAAGTTACTCCGGTGCAGGGATCGCAGGAGCCGGTGCCTCCGCTTGAACATGATGCCAGATTACTGACCAGATTAAATCTATAAGTAGCCGGTTCGGGGGCGTGCAGTTCCATTGCCGATACGTTGGCGTCATGGTAAGACATAAATGCATGTGATCCGCACCAGCGTGAGCCTTTTCTGGTTGCTACTTCATATCCGCCCACGATCTGTTGCGTATTACCATAGGTGCCAACATAGCCGCTGCCAAGAGGCTGCTGATTGCCCACATCGAATTTCGCCCAATAAGCGATGGAATTCTGCTGCACTTTGCAGACGATATCGATCATATTGGCTGAGGTGTTCTCAACCGAGCAGGCGTTATACAAAGGAGGATTAAAGTGGGAGTCGAACGCCGCTACCTGCTTGAGCGGATCTTGACGGTTCGCATCGGCGCAAGTCCCGCTTCCGTCGATGACCTTGCACGGCGTCAGCGATGAAATCGACAGGGCTACATTTTTGATTTGTTCCCCGTTTTGTGACCAGTCGGGAAGAACGGAATTGTTACTGGTCAGCACGCCACGGCATATCTCCGGATAATTGCCCTGCGTCACCAGACAGTTGAAATACATCACATGACGGGCCGTCGCAGTTGAAGTGTCCAGGATGTCGCTCCAGGACCACTCGGCGTTTCCTTGCCCTATCGGGGTAGTGGATGAGCAACTGCCTGTGCCCTGGCATGCCTGATATTGCGCAACGCCGAGAAATCTGAACTCCGGAGCCCCGGCAGTCTCCCGGTATGCAAAGACTCCCACGGGCCAGTCCTTTGGCATGTCGCTGACGCAGTGATACCAGCCTTCTCCGTCAGGCTGCTTAGTGCACATCTTTGAATATCCGGCGGATGTATTGCCGATGTCGAACGGATAATATAGGCCCCAGCGTGCGCGGGCGTTCTGGAAGCTTATAGTATTGCTCGAATCGCTGGTTAACTTCTGGATCAGGATACCCGGACGCCCGCCAACCGAATAATAAAATGGATACCCGTATGTGCCCTGGCCCGACCAGTCCGTGGTTGCTGTAAAGTGGCCGGTAAGCGTTGCGCAATTGACGTCAGCCACCGTGTTATACAGATAGGAACCTCGGTCAATCGGATTGAAGAAGGTAGTACCCGGATAGACAAATGAACAATCGGTAGCCGATGTAAGATTAAAGAGAGTAGCGGGATAGGCAGCAGTATACACACGGCCTTTAGAAAAGCCATTGGCATAATTGCCCCCGCCAAATTCACCATAAGATCCGGTATCGCCGGGTGAATTCGCTGTAAGCTTCGTCTTCAAAACTCTATCGGTCAGCGTTCCAGTCAGCCCTGTTTCGGTATACCAGGGACCTTCGCAAGCTGCCGGGATAGCTCCCTGGGGCGGAAGGCTTGATACGCGGCACCAACGGAAACCGTCAGAAGCGCACGTGGGGCCGGTGCAGGATACCGCAATGATGTCGTTCCAGAATGAAACGGTATAGGCTTGGCCGGTGGAAACGGCATTGGAGCAGCAACCCGCCGGATTATGAACCCATATCGTGTTTTGATTAGTTGTGGTGGCTGGACTGGTATTAGCTATGATGCCGCCTGGATTAGTCCAGCCGGTGCCGCCCCCGACTTGCCCGTAGGCCTGAGGATTATCCCTGGTTGACCCGACGTTATACCAATTCGTCTCATCGATCAGAAATAGCTTGTTACCGGATGTCGGATCATTGGCTGAGAGGATTCCGGCGGATGCGGATAATGTTGGCCGGAGTCCCATCCCATTTTGATCTGCTATGACCGGGTCATTGTACGTTCTGCCAAGCGGGATATTCGCCGTAGTGAAAGAGCCGGTATTTATGGTAGCTCCGCAGGTCACGCGATAGTAATGCGTGGTGTTATTCGCCAGCGAGCGGGAATACCAGCGGTTGTCGCTTGCCTGTTGTATGGTTCGTTTGCCGAGCACGAATTGACGGGCTAGTCCACTCGATGCCGTTTCCGCGCGGCTGTCCAGATTGGAGCCGGGGAACAAGGCAGCGTCCACGTCGCGCACCAGCGGAGCATACGTGTTGCTTTCGCTGACTTCGACCGTACAGGCCGATGCATCCGGTGCCGTATATGCAAGCACGGCCTGCGTATCGACTGCGGTCACGGTAACCGGCCCGCCTGGGCCTGTTACTGTTACCGTACCGGGAAAGGAAGTCCAGCCGGTAGGGCTGCTGATGCCCATCCTGCGGCTCATCTGGCCGGAGATAGCCGCTGCAAACAATGCGCTGAGAATTACGAGCCTGAGTTGCATACGAAGTTATCTACCGCGTTGGAATTTCCATCCGCCACTATACCGGCATGCGTCCCGCCCGTCAGGCGTGTTGCATCGGTATCACTGACTACTCCCGAAGTACCTATGCTGGTGTCGAGCGACCCGTTGCGGTAACAGCTAATAGTGACCGTGGCACCCGTCCCGCTAACTACCAGCTTGAGCACGTCCCCGTTGGTATTGGCTCCGCTGGTCGATGAGGAGAGTAGGGTGAAGGTCCCGCTCACGATGCGGTAAAGATCACGGCTGGTGGCACCCATGCCGTTGGCATACCAGCAGTAGCCGCTCATCGTGGAAGTATCGACCCGGACGCATGGCCCTAGCCCTTCGGCACCGCTGGATCGGTCAATGCTGACCTGCGCGTAATGATCGGTGCCCAGAGCATTCGCGCTCCAATATGCCCCGGAACTGTCCCCAATCACCGTACCGGAAGCCGCAAGAGTATCGATCTGCATGGCGTTGAGGCCGGTAATGGTTGTCCAGTTACCTCCCAGCCCGCCGTTAGACCGCGTAAAGTCATCGGTGAACGGCCCGCCCCCGCCACCCCCGCCAACGCCATGAGTTCCTGGGCCGGGGAAAGGATGCATCTGCGCCGCTGCCAGCGCCACGGTCAGCAGACAGGCAACCAGCTTCACCGGGCAACTCTCCAGTTGAGGGTGATGGTGCTGGGACTGAGGGTGGAGGCTGTCGGATTGCACACCTTGAAATTTACTGCGTTCGCTGTCGGGTATGGATAGATGGATGCTCCTCCGGTAGTCAGCGGGGCATATCCGCCAGTACCCGAGATATCCCCATTCGGAGTCCAGACAATGGCATCGGTCGTCAGTACGCCTGTAGCCGTAACAGTGAATGCCGCACTACATGCCTGCGTTGCTAAAGGACCGGGGGAGGTTAACGTCGCCGTGCCGCTGGCGATGGTGATAACCGCAGTTCCGGCGGTTCCTCCGGCGGCTCCGGATATTACACCGCTGGGTGAAACCGATGCCACCACCGTGCCGCTGCCGTGCGTGGCGTTGTAACCGCGCCACTCCGTCAGGTTGGTTGTGCTCTGGCCCTGTCCGGACTCAATGATTACCCTGGTGACGCCGGTAGTGGGCGTCATGTCCTGTATGCCGAGCGTGGTCACCGGATAAGGCGCGGATTGCCCGATGCCGAAAAAGTTGTTGTAGTCCACGATCATGTAACTGCCGCCGGTAGCTCCCACCCCGTAGAAAGCGCTGTTATTATTCGACAGATACCATGCGTATTTGGTAGATCCGGCAATCTTGAAGTTCAGGCTGGAAGTAAACGAACCGGTGATTCCGTCGAGGTTGATTACGCCGTCTACCGCACTGCTGTCCCCTACAGTAAGCTGGCCGTTGGCCGCTGACGTAATCGCGGATCGGGTGGAGGGAGCCACGCCAGCACCGCCCCCGAACATGGCGGCATTCGCGCCCATTACCGCCGTGGTCGCCATTGAAGTAGTGCTGGCGAAGTAAGGAATGCCGCCCGAAGTCACCGTGCCCGACACCGTCTGAGGAAACGGCCCGCCTCCGGTGCCGCCACCACCTCCGCAGAGGCCTCCCGAATCCACGATATTGCCCGAAGCATCGGACCTCAGGCAGTTACCGGAAGTCAGCGTGCCTGAAACCGTGCCGAAGGCCGTAGTGTTGCCGGAGCGTGTGAAGGTGGTCAGACCAGTGCCGCCCTGCGTGGTCGCGAGCGGCAGGGCGACCATCTTGTACTTGGTCGCGGAATTGTTCGCCATGCATTCAAGGCCGGTGTGATCCGTGCTGTCGGCCCAGCATGTGGCGGTTCCGGTTGCCGGAGTAGGAGGAGCCGTGCCTTCGGGGCCGAAAAATTTCAGGAGTGCCGAGTTAGTCACACAGCCGGTAACCTGCACGTTGGTGCCGTCCCACGTGCCGGTGACGATAGTCTGGGCGCTAGGTGCCGGATCGGGAGCACACGCACCTTGCACGTTGGTAGGCCAGACGAAGGTGCGCCCGCCCGTGCTGTCCTGCAAGAGAATCCACTCGATGGTCTGGCCTGCGGTAGCGGCAGCGGCGGTCAGCGTCGAGGATGTGACATTGCCGGTCAATGCCCCCATGTTGAACACCTGGATAGTACTGGTGCTCACGGTGAAGGTGGGAGTAGCGCTGAAGGTGACGGGCGTCAGCACGGCACTGGTGCCGCCCCCTCCCCCGGTGGCCGGGGTGGCCCACTTCAAGCCCAAAGCCGTGGTTGTATCGACGGTCAGAACCTGACCGTTTCCGCCGAGCGGCAAGCGGTCGGGGGCAGTCCCGAAGACCATTACGTCTCCCTTGGTGGTGATGGGCACGCCCGTCAGTTTCGAGAACCCGTATGAAGTGATCCATGCCGGATCGGGGTAAGAACCATCGCTATAGACCGTATTGGCGTACTGGCGGGCTTTGGTCAGCGTGCCTGTCCAGCCCATCGCAAAGGTATGCGTGACGCCGGATGAGGTGATGTTCAAGGTGACGTTGGCGTCGTTGGCGGGGACGAAGGTCTGCGCCGCGCCGTTCAACCCGTTCAGTGAAGTAATTCCGCCACCCCCGCCCCCGCTGACGGGAGTCGCCCATTTGACGCCCAGCGTCAGCGTGCTGTCGAGCGTCAGCACCTGTCCATCGGTGCCGATAGGCAGGCGCTGGAGCATGCTGGCATCACGCACCAGCAACTGGCCCTTGCCGTTGGTGGGATCGATAATGAAGTTGGGCACGCCCGTGATTTTGGAAAACGGGAAGGACGTGATCCACGCAGGCGCGGCATAGCTTCCGTTAATCGAGACTTTGGTCTGATCCAGATAAGCGAAATTACTGTTGATTTTGGTCCTGGCAGAGGGCATGGGCTCGTTTTCGATGATCTGGATCTGAGCCGCGCAGGGCATCGTAACTGCGATAAATGCGACGAGTAATCTGGTCATCATGGCAGTCTACCTGTCTGGTCCCAATTCCCCTGGATATCGTCCCAGTTGCCCTGTATCTGGTCCCATGTAAGCTCGCCCTGACCGGTTCCGGCGAATAGATTAGGCTTGCCGGGACCGGCTGGCGGGGTGGTGGGCTGCGGTGGCGGTGTGAAGATGCTGGGCATCGATTTAAGACGATGTCGCCGTGACCACGATAGAGTATTGAATGCCGGTTGCGATGGTGCCTGCCGCCACCAGTTCGTAGCGCAAAGTGCCGCCAAAAGGCCCATGCCTGACCGAGCCCGCCGTCAGAGACTTGGGAGCATTGAGAGCGCCCGAATTAGTCTGAATGATGGACGGATCGTTGGCCGCGACACCGGGCGCGGCGGAAGTCACGTTTTGCGGCAGGCTATTGGCAATTACCTTCGCGGTGAAGGACTTCGCACCGGTAGTGATGACCTGCGGAAAATGCACGATATCCCATTCGCTGAAGCCGTCTCCGTTGATGATGTAAAAGTCGTATGTTTCGTTGGCGCTGTCGCGTTCTGCGGCCACGATATTGAGCGTAATCGTCAACTGAGAAAAACGGTGCAGCTTGAAATCGACCGCAGCCGGGGCGTAGCTGGCCGCTTTGGTGACATTGTTGTCGAGCGTGAAGTGAAGCGTTGCCGAAGGGGTCATACGATAGTCACCGCTCCGATGATCGGGAAGACCGAGTAAGTGACCGTGTAGAGGGTTTCGGTCAGGGAGCCGGTCGGCTGCAATTTGACCGTGCCCTTATTGGTGCCCGCGACGAATGTCCAGGCGAGCGTGATGGTACCGGCGCTGACAGCCTTGGCGTCATTAGCGGCGACGTTGGTAATCGCCAGAGTCAACGTTGCGGCCTTATTCACGGCGCTATAGGTAACTAAGCCGCTCATCGACTGCCAGTCGGTGCCGTCGCTGGCCGTGATGGTATAGAAGAGAGCGCCGCCGCAGACCGCGCCCGAAGCGCACGCCACGTCGAACAGCGAAGTCGCGGAAGCATCCGTGATGGTTTTGGGCGTGCCGTTCAAGACGATTCTGTTGGTCCCGCCGGTATCGGTCAATGCTCCGCTTGGGCCGATGGCGAACAGGCCGTTCTTGGCGGAATCGTAGGCTTCCAGAAGATTCGCCGTCTGGCCCGGTGCGCCTTGCAGCACCAGCAGCACCTTATTCGCAGCATTGCTGTCGCCCACTGCGGGGCGGTAGCGGTAGCGCAGGAACAGAGAACCCAGCTTAGTGAAATAAGAAGGAAGGCCTCGTGCGCCCGCAGGATCGGCGGGAAAATTAAGTGCCATCTAATTCTCTCCCATCTATTCTAAAAATCGGGGAGAGCCGGAACTAACTCTCCCCATGCACCCTTGCGTTTGAGTTGACCCGTCAGGCTCCCGGCGTGCCGTAAGTGCCGCGCCAGTCATAGAACCCGAAATCCGCTCTGTATCTCATGAATACATAGCCCGTCTCGTTCTTTTCGATATAGTCGTCTTTGGTGTAAGGCTGTTTCCGCCACAACCATAACAGGCAGGTTTCATCCGGGGGAGCCACCAGAAACCAAGCGTCCGGATCGGTAAGGAATTTCCAGATAAGAATATCCGCAACTGCGTTTCCGTGCTCGCCTCCGCCGGAAAACGCGTTGGCGGTGTGGTTGGCGGTGTCGGAGCGCATGGTGGAGCGCAGGATTTCGTAAGCGTTCCATCGGTTGGCCGGTGCCACCAAAAGGCGAGGAGTAGACAGCATCTGCAAAAAGCCTTCCGCCGTCTTGGTGGTTTCCCAGTCCGTCAATGCCAGCTCCAGCGAAGTAACATCGAGATCCGCCGCTGCCGCGAGAACATTACTCTGCGTGCCGCCGGATTTGACTAGAGGATGATCGACAGCGAATAATGCTTTTCCATCGGGGCCGGTGGTGGTGAACCCGTTATTCAGGACGCTGGCCGCTTGAATCTCGATGGACTGAATGATGGAGTTCGATAAAGCGACCGAGCGCCGCGAGATGATACCGAACTGGTCATCCTCGACTAACTCCTGGCTGCAAGCGATGCCCAGGCCGTACTTAGCAGGCCTGAACGTTTTGTTAAATCCTTGCACGAAGTTATCGACTGGGGTATCGCCCGTTTCCGGAATCAGCGCGGGAAGCCCGGTACCGGCCATCTGGCTGTACTGCTCGATGGAACGGCCCGTGGTTTCCGTGCCCAGCACCTTGTTGTACATCCTGGGAGCATTGTCGAAGTTCAGCCATATTTTGGCGTTGAGCGCCGGTAGCGCCGTTTCGAAGAAGAAATCCGAGAATTGACCTCTAACTTGCATCGAATTGCTCCTTAGATTCCCGCTACCTGATCGGTAAGCTGATTGCGATTGAAGATGACTTCCAGCTTCGCGTACTGGCCGAAGTCGTTATCCGGAGCGTTCCAAATTCCGACGATATGCAGATCGAGCGTGTTGGTGGTCTGCACCGAAGCATGGTCTTCCACGTGTCCGGAAATCTTGAGCGTAGCCGAGCCAGCGCCCAGAGCGATGTTGGCGTTTTTGTTCAGGTCAGCCGCGACTGGAGTCCCGTTCGATTGAGTCTCGAAAACCTGGAAGTTACCGGGAATTACTAAGTGGTCTGTCGCGGTGCTGGCCGCGCCCCAGACCAAGTTAACCCCGAACATGGGAGTCGTGCCGGGGGTGATTGCCGCTGAGATGGCCGGGGTTTTCTTGGTGCCGCTCGCCACGCGAGTTACTGCGTCACCTATAAACAGTGCCGTTCCGTAGCCCACCAGCTTGTGGGCACCGAACGCCGCCGCACCCGGTCCACCCGTAATCGACCTCATGAGAGGCCGAAAGCCGTGGGGAGCATTGGTCATTCTGTCTTCACTCCGTATGAGATTTTTTGCCTTGCCTCATTCGAATCGAAGACGTTACCGGGCGAGGTAGACCGGCGAGCCGCCCGCCGGGAATCGCGATGATTCACATTAACCGGGCTGCTGGCTTCGCTAAACGACAACCTAAAACTTCTGATCCGTAATCGAAACTCTGCCGCCTTCCCTCACATAGGACTCGGTAATCTGATTGAGAGCGGCGTTACTTTTATCGCGGTAGTGCTTGCTGCGGGCCTGCGCTTTTTCCTCAGGAATCTGGCCCAGCAGCATGTTCTGCATTCTCACGGGCGTGCCCTTGTCGGGATCGATAACGATCTGATATCCCCGGTCGCCTTCGCGGTTGACGCGGTTGGGCGAAAGAAACCGCGCCCGCATGCCCGGTTCGATCCACTTATCGATCAGGCTCTGCATGGGGTTCTCGGCTTCCCAGGGTGCCGCCCCCGCGATGATCTGATCCTTGCGCCGGTCCAGGCCCTTGCCGAACTCGTCGCGCACCGTCGAGATGCGGTGTTCCGACTTGCCCTGGTTGAATTCCGCGATTCCCTCATCGGTCTGCTGATACAAGAGTTTGTCCTGCGCCTCCTGCGCAAGCTCCCTCACCAGGACGCCGCCCACGTGGCAATCGAGTATGCGATTGCGCTCCGCTTCGGGATCGCCCCCGAACACCTTGCTGTCGGGGATTCCGGCGGCTTCCTGGCGCAGCCGCGTCTCTTCGGCCTTCTTGGCCCGCATTTCATGGGTATATGGCATTTAGCGTCTGCTCCTGATCCCCATGCGTTTCTTGGCCTCCAGGAAGGCCTGCTCGCTCACCTTGGGGCCTCCTCCTCCTGCGGCATTCATCTGCCGCAGGAGTTGGCGGGCTTCGGGACCAACCGTGGAGTCTTCCTCGTCTCCCACGCTGCCGCGTTTGGTGATGCCGTCCTGGGAGGCCGCGCGAAGCTTGCGGCTGGATTCGTCCTCGTACATATCTTCATCCTGAGGTTTGCGCTTCCGCGCCGCTGTCTCTGCGGCCAGCGTGGCCCTGGCTATCTGGGCTGCGGCATGGATGGCGATGTTGGTCTTTTTGCCGTAGACGGGATCGAGCGCCGTCAACTCGTTATAGTGCTTGGCGGTTTCCCTGACGAATTCGCTGTCCTTCTCTTTCAACTCAGGGAAGTCGTTGAACAGCTTGGCATCGGAGGTAAGGCGGCTGACATGCTTCTGCACCACCTGTTCGGCCAGCTTGACCATAGCAGGCACATAGCGCTTGTCGAATATCTCCGTGGCGGCTTTTTCCGTCAGCACACCGCGCTTGACCAGAGCCTTGACGCCCGTCGAACTCAGGTCGTCAATGAAGACTTCGGGCTTCTCGCTGTCGAAATTGGGCGCATCCGGCTGGGGGGGCTCGAACTGATAAGAGACTTCGGGCTCCGGTTCGGGGGCAGGTTCGGCAGGAGCAGGCGCACCGCGCCGCGCCATCTCCGACCATGCGCGTTCCGACTGCCGCAGTTCCTGGTTTTCCCGCTGCATGGCCTCGTACTGGGATTTGGACAGAGTTACGGTTTCGGGCTCTTTCGGCTTTCCCTGGTCGGGGGACGCATCGGGACTGAGGGCAGGTTCGGGGCTCACTCCAGGCCTTTCAAGCGGGCATACTCGGTGCCTTTAAAGAGTTCCTTCCGCTTCGGCACGTATTCGGCGGCGCAGTCGCGGCACAGAAAACGGTAGCGTCCGGACTCAAACAGCACTGTCATGCTCAGGCCCTTATCGCCAGATGTGTCTCTAAGGCTTAATTCGGCTATCGACAATCCGCATTCGGAGCACTCCGGGGGAGGGGGCGCGATGGTCGAAAACGTTCCGTCCGCGTGCTGTTTCAGCCCCGAAAGCACCCAGAGCGCCGCTTCGTGCTGCCGGTAGCAGGAGACGCACATCCGGACGTTGCCCGCGAAACGGCGGATTTCGAGCGGCGGGCGGTGTTTCTGGCAATACGGACAGGATTCGAGAATCACGATTCCGGCCATTTGTCTCAATCTCCGTGAGATATACTTGTCTCGCCCGTGCTCGAACGGGTAAGGAGGCGCAAAATGAACGGTCCATACGGAAAAACACCGTCCGACCAAATCGAGGCTCTAGCCAGCGAAGATCCTGATCCCTGGCACATCTGGACACTCATTCTTGGCTGGTGGATATGAGCGGATACTGCGATCCGAGCGGCTGCATACAGTTCTGGGGGCTCATCGGGTGGTGGCTCCTATGACTGAAACCAAGACGGAGGCGTTCCGCTCCGCAAGCGTGGATTCGCTCGTCCGGGTGCTGAATTCGATGTTCGCGGCGCACCGGATAGAGGCCAAAGTCGCGGCTGACGTGCTGCGCGAATACTCGATGTTCGTGGGCGAGGAGCCCAGGCCGAAATACCAATTGGATGCCCGCATCCAAAAGTACCTGTATCTTTAAGAAAGGAGGCGTAAAAATGTACGGACCCCCCTGGACCGATATATTCGTATGGCTTGCCGGATGTTTCACCGGAGGCGATGTGATCATCTGGGGCTATTAGCCGGGGGCTGACTCCCCTCCGGCCAGAGGGTGGCTCGCCCCATGAGCCACCCTCTTTTTTATTTTTTCTTGCCTGCGGCTTCCCGCCGGATGACGCCGCTGGCGATTTTGATGGCTTTCCCTTCGCTTGCACCCGATGCGAGCAGTTTGTTGGCGATAGCCGCCCATTGATCCTGCTGCGCAGGCGTTTTGGCCTTTTTCGTCTTGGCCGTTGCGTCCTTATCGGTCCAGGGCATTCTGTGCCTCCAATCTCAGGTGATGTTTGATTTCTTCGCGCAGGATGCCGGGGATCTGAAGAACGCAGCGCAGGCCACGGATGAAGCCCTGCCGCTCGCGCATCTCCGAGAACTCCTTGATCCCCTCCAGCCTGCCGGTAATGGTGATGGTGCCTGTTTCAAGCTCCAGCACGGCTGCAATGCGCTTCGCGACGAGCCTGTATCCTTCGGAACGCATGAGGTCATCGAGCGCATCGAGTTCGTGGCTGTCGTACTCTTCCGTCATGCGGCAGGCTGTTCCGGCTTGGGCGGTTCCGGCGGCGACGCCGGTTGAGCGGGGGCGGGTTGACTCACCGGTTCGGGCTCCGGCGGCTCTTTCGGCTTGTGCGGTTCACGGTCCTTTTTAAAGCTCATGAGATGTATGAATCCTTTCTACATGAGGCCACCGCTGGGCTGCGGGGCCAGATTCTGGGCTCCTACCTGTTCTGGTGGTGGCGGAATTTCGCCCGCCTGCGCCGGGGCCAGCGGAGGCGCGGGCTGTCCGACCGGGGGTGGCATTCCACCACCATAAGCTTGCGCCAACTGCTGAATCAGGGGATGCGGAGGCATCTGATTCTGCGGGCCTATCGACTGCACCACCTGATTGCTCAACACGCTCATCAGCATCTTGGTGCGCTGCTGCTGGCGGGTTTCGGTGATGTGGTGGATGAGGAGATAGATGGCCTGCACGTCGCGTTCCGGATCTTTCCGCGCCTGCTCCAACTGTTTCTGGTGGGCCACCAGATGGCCCTGATCGTCGTCATGCGGGTTGGGGTGGATGCTGTCGTCGCCTTCGAGCATCGCGCTCCATTCCTCGTCCGGTGTTTTGAGACGGTCCATATCCGGCGGCTCCGGAATCACTGCCGTGAAATCCTCCATCCCCATCGCTTTGGACACGCGGTTGAGCAGGCTCCAGAGGGCCTTCGGGTTGGTCATGACTAACGGGTTTTGCACGGCTAAGGTATAAAAGGCCAGCATTTTCTGGCTCTGCGCCTCCTTCGACCAGTGGGAAGCGGCAAATTTGAGCCGAAAATCGTAGCGCCCCGCGAATTCCTTGGGAGTCATGTACGCGCCGCCCTGCGCGACGTCGAACAGGCCCTGAGCCTGTTCTTCGGTCACGCGGAAAAAGAGTCCCGGCTCCTTTTTAGGCACCAGACTGCAATCCAGTTCCCAGAAATCGGTGATGATTCTTTCCATGTCCTCTCTGAGGATGGTGGCGTCCAAATACGCTCTGATATTGCCTTCTTCAATCAAGGCAAGCTGGCCCGTGGCCGTTCGCGGCGCATTAGGACGTTCGATGGAACGGCCCAGCGACTGATCGGTGATGGAAGTTACGCGCTCTGCGAGCGACAGGGTATCCTGCTGTTTCATCAACGCGTATTCGAGATTAGGGCGCAGCGAGACGACGTTAATCTCACCGGGGGCTTCGGAGGCGTAAGCCACGCCGGGTTCCAAGCGGAAGTTGCCGGGGTTGAGATTCGCGGCACCCGGCTTATAAAAGATGATAGGCCAGATACTCAGTTCACCCGCAGCGGTGAGCATGCGGCTGTTGGCCGTGGCTTCGTTTTCCAAGTCCTCAAGCATGGCTCCGAAGCCCATCGACCAATAAGTGCCGTCTTTCACCAGAGAAGACTCGACGAACGGCCTTCTGCGGTGCATGTGGGGATAGAGCACGAGCAGGTCCTGGCAACCCACGATCTCGCGCATGCCGGGGATGAAGCGCACCACCAGATCCGCTTCGTAGCGCTCGCGTTTGGAGAGATCGTCCTGTTCGCCGTCCACGTTCTGGTTTTTCAACGGACGCCACTTGCCGTACCATTCGTGCACCCAGAGGGATCGCCTGCCGCCGAACCACGTGTCGTAATTCACGCCTTCGGCGGCTTCGGTTTCCTGGCGCACGGGGTCCTGCGTCACCAGCGTGTAATCGTTGGCCGAACCCGACTGCTGCGCATACTTGATGGCGCGGGTGACGAAATCCTGATCGGAGGTGCCCTGGAAAAGCTTGCCGTCCTGCTGTTGCAGATAATCGACGGTATAGCGCACGCGCCGGATGACGAAGGAGAAATCCTGAATCGAGCGTACGCCGCGCTCCGGCGGCACTACGATATCGTCCAACTCGCAGGGCTGAAAGCCGGGTCCTTCATAGTCCATGACGCGCATGCGCTGGCCGTCCTGGATAATCTCGAATTCGCTTTCGTGCCACGGACGGTAGGCGATGCTGCGCCCGTTCAGGATGCGCCGGAACTGGAACTCGATGAAGCTGTTGAGAATCTCCATCTGGTCGAACAGGCGGCTCGTCATATACCTTCCGACCTTGGCGACCTTGGAAGCATCGGACGGGCCGGTCGGCCTTGCGGTAATTTCGGCATCGTCCCCGAAGAGCGCCTGCACATCCCTGGCTAACTTATTGAAGACCTGCCAGCGGATGAGGGGGACGGTGTTATTGGGCTTCGCTTCGTCTCCCGGCTTGGGGGGCGGCACGCGGTCCTGCCACTTCTGCATCCACATGCGGGCGCGTTCGCAGCGGCGCTGGTGTGCGGATTTGCTTTGGTTAAAGTCGTTCTCGATGCGGGTGATGAGCCGTTGCTTTTCCCGGTCGCTCAACGGGATCTGGAGGGTTTTCCGGTCATCCGGCACGTCCCCTTATCGCCAGGAACGGGGAAAGGGATTAGCGGGGCAGGACGCGAAAGAGGGGTTACAGACGTCCCGCCCCGTGTGGACGCGCAGGACAAAGCGTATCAGATCGTGCGGGGCAGGACACGGGGAACGTCCGGACCCCGCATTTCCGACAGACAAACTACGAATCGTCTTCCAGAGTAACAGAATTTTTACCTAGCCGAAAGTGTTCGGCAGCAATAGGGCGCAAGCCAGAACGGCGAGCCCGAGCCAGCCGAGACTGATCGGCACTCTTTGCGATTTCACGTCGAGGGCCTGGAGAAACAGCAGAATGATACTGAGCAGGATCAGAACCGTTTTGATCGTCATATGCACTTTCGGCTCCTTTAATCGTCGTCCACGGGCCGGGGCCTCTGGCCGTATTTGATGGGCTTCCACACTGCCGCCTGGAGAGTTTTTTCACGCTGTTCGCGGTGCGTGAACGCCTTGCGGGCTCGTCCCAGCCCTACCACCGCAAGAGCCAGCGCAAATACGTAGTCGTCATGGCGGATTCCTTCCTCTCTGCCATTCGCCTTGCGTACGAACGCGCGGAGTTCCGAGAGCGTTGGGCCGTCATGGACCGATACGGCCATTTCGCGGAGGGCGGTGTCGAGTGCCGATATGAGGATCGGCCTGAAAACGGTGTTGGTGTCATAGCCCAATTCTTGCAGCAGAGCGGTCCTGCGGTCGGAGGGGTCGCGTTCCGCCGAATAGATTAAGTCGATTGGATACGTAAGTTCGAGTAAGTGGCCGATTACGGCTTTTCCCAGGGCTTTTTGCTCAGGTACGCAAAATGCGTGGTTAAAGTACACTCCGAGATAGTAAACGGCCTGCGCCCACGGTCGCGGCTCGAGCCGGTCATGCCAGACGGCGCACTGTTCGCCGGAATCGGCGTCCAAGACCTGGGCGCAGCAGTAATCGGGGTCGGAATGGCCGTCGCGGGCTGAGGGATCGATGCCTTCGGCATGATCGACGCCGATTACGTAGCGCCCGCCCTTGGCCGGTTGGCGGTAAATCGCGAGTTCGCCGCCGGGAGAGAGCAAAAACTGGACCTTTTTCTCCATTCCCACGGGAAAAAGCTCCAGACGGCCTCTGGCGGGCTCCTCGATGAGCGGCATGCGCGATAAAGCCTGAACATCGAAGATTTTTCTTCCGCTTCCCTGAAAAGCCTCCTGCGGATTCGCCGGATGTTCCTGGCGGAAGGACTCGATGTGACCTCTACAGTCGGTTTCTATCTTGCGCCTGCGCCATGCTAACTGATCAAGCGATAGATGGTATTGGTCGCGTTCGCTTTGTTCGTCTCTGGTTAGCGTGCGCTCGAATGCGCCGGAGTCCCTGTAGCCCAGATCTTCCGGCTTACAGCTATTTTCCGGGTGTTCGTGCCAAGCGAAGAAGCAGAAGCCCCAACCCGACTTACCGGACATGGCTAACTGGCATAAGTCGTAGAAATCGCCGCCTTCGCCGTTGGCGGTTGACTCCACAATTACTCCGCTTTCGGCGCTTTCGGGGACTCTCTGCATTAAGCCAGTCATCAGGGCACTAAGTGACCTATAAAACGCCGCTTCACTTAGCTGCGCCCAGTTATACGGCGCGGAGCGCCCGATATCGATGTTATTGGCTGTTCCAATCAAGATACTGCTGCCGTTCGACCACCTTATATTCTGTTCGGTATCCTTCTCCACGCGGGGTAGCTGCAACAGACCGGCGGCTGCGCCGGTTCCAATGGGATTCAGGGAATAACTTTTGATGTACTGATCATAGTAACTGAAGACTAAATCGGCATGCGCCTGGGTATCCGCGATGACTAAGGCACGCCTGCCGCCCCAGAACGGTATCCTTTTAAATATCTCGGTCGCGCAACTGCTGGACATCCAGACCTGGGAGGCCTTCAAGACCACCAATCTTACGGGTTTACCGGCCTCTTCCTGCCGTCTGATAGCCGCAGAGAGCTTGCGGCCCCCCGGAGAAGGCCGGTAAACCACCGAAACACCCTCTTTATTGCGGATCGTAAGGCGCGAGCAAAACGCCGCATGATCCTTATATATAGCGATGAGGGCGTTGAGGGCGTTGCGCGAGATAGGTTCGGCGGTCACGCCGCAGGAACAGGAGCCGGTGCGCCCCCGACAGGAATTGCCGCTTCCGGCAGGAACGTGATCTCACCGCCCACGGCCTCGCCCGTAATCACCGTCACATCGAGAGTCGCGGTAATCGTTTTGATGCCTTCGCCCATATCGGCGTCAGCGGTGGCATGCACCTGCGTCGATCCGACCGGTCCTGGCGCATACAAAGTCGCCGCCGTCGAATCCGCCTGATTCACCGTCACTTCCAGCATCAACGGATCAACGCTTTCCCAGCTTGTCTGTCCATCTACTTTCGCCGCCTGCCCGTTCTTGTCCACCCACTTGACCTGCAAGCTGGCGTGAGTCCCCGTCTGCATCGTTGCCGCCATGTTCTCTCCCGAAACTTTCCAGTTCTCAACCTGCCATGTAAAGCGCCCAACCGCATCGTCCCATGCCAGCGAATGCACGATCTCCAGCGGTCCCGCAAAACTGACTAAAATCGGCCCCAGCTACTTGCCCTTCCCCAGCACCTTGTTCGCTTTCGCGCGGATCTGCGCCGCTTCCGCCGGAGAGAGATTGCCCTTCTCCAACTGCTGCGTAGCACGTGCCTTCGCATTCGCAGCATGTGCTTTATCTTCAACGGGATAGGCCCTCTCGCCCGGCAACCCGAACTTCCCCGAAGGGATCTTGTTCCTTGCCGCACTCGTCAACTTCGCCATAAACACCTCCTTGCAAAATAATGGGGCGGCTCAAGTCGCACAACCAGCCGCCCCCAGCGTTCTCACCTTTCCCAGCGAACAGAGAACTACCGTGTGTGCCTCCTTATCGCCACCAGATGCAAAAAGGCTTAATCTGGAAGAGAAGATGCCCCAACCGATGCGCTATGCCAACCTCAACGCCGCCGTAGATCAGCTACAGCGCGATCTGGGATTCCTGCGCACCACCAAAAAGCTCTTGGAACGTGAAGGCCTCGACAGGCTGAAGCCGGAGATGTATCAACCCCTCAAACAGGCCATCGAACTGCTGGGCAACCGCGAAGAACTGAAACGCAGACTCAAAAAATTTCAGAGCCCTGACGGTTCGCTTACGATCACCTTCAGCCCCGAAGCACTGGCCTTGCTTCAAGAGAAAGAACGCACCGGCTAGGTTCCGTTAAACGCATGCTGCGAGGCGTTGATGATCGCATCCCCCTGCGGGTTCTGCGAACGCACATTGAGATAGATTTCCGGATCGCCGGGAACACGGAAAGCCATCCCCTTGAGCAAATCCAGAATCCTCTCCAGAGGAAAAAGACCGTCCAATGCCTGATCGATACATGCCAGACGCTGCGCGATCACCTCCAGCGCCTTCACCTGCCGCTCCAGCAACGCCGGATTCTGCAACTTCATCTCGTCCTTGAACTCATCCAATTCCACCGCATGATCGTCCAACCGGTTGGAGTCCTGCACATGCAACTGCCTCAGATACTCAATGCAATCCTTCACATCCCGGTGCGAATCCCCCAGCTTCGGCTTCGGCCTGCCCATCCTTAACATCGGGCCTCCGCAACTCGCACAATACAACCTCTCCATCACGCCTCCCACGTGCGAGCCGTCCGGAGGCAGGAGCTAGCTCCCGGCTCAGGCCATGACACCTGAACCCTGAACGGCCCGCACCCCTAAACATTACTACAAAGTGGCCCGCATACAGTCAGGCAGGGAATACCGCTGCCGCCCAGGTCATGACCCCAAGCGTTTAGCAGGCCACCACCCCTATCCTACAAAATCCTTCCTGAATATTCCCTGAAGCGTATCCTTATATAAACCCGTACTCCAGCAGCAGTAGACATGTACTTTCACACACAAATTACTTTTTCAGTTTTTTTTCTATATTTTTCTATGGGTTAGCGGAAAAGAGGCCGCGCGGCCCGATTCCCCCGAAAGGTGGTCATCTCACGCCTACCCGGCACCGGGTGGCGGTCTGGCGGTGGGGTGGCGGGGGGGCTTAACCACATGCGGATTAGCCACTTTTGAAAAGTGTAGGCGAAGAGCTTAGGAAGAGAAGGGGATGAGATAGGGAAATGACTGTAGAATCAACAAGATAAAAGTGGACATACTGCATGTTATGGGAAGTTGACGATGGTTATACGAGATCACGCAGCATCGCCAGCGCTTCGCCGTGCAACTGCGAAATCCGGCTCCCACACAAGCCCCAATCTCTCCCCAGCGCTTTCAGGCTCTTACCCTCTATGTAATGGCTAACAATGACCTTAGCGTGCCGTACAGGAAGCCGCTGGACAATCGCCCATATCTCGGAGTCCTTCGCTGCATCGACCGCTTCTTCCGGCTCTGGGACGCAAACAGCGTGGTTTTCCAACAACTTGGCGTGCTGCCGCTCCGCATATTTGCTGCGGCGCACGCTGTCTATGCAAGCTCCTCGAACGTAAGGATACGCAAAGGTACGGAACTTTCCACGGAGAGGGCTGTAAAGGGCTGCGCTGCGCACCAGAGCCAACTCTGCCGGACCTATCAGATCGTCCTGCGTCCACCACGAAGGCAATCCTTGGGCCACTTTCCCAGCGATGGCATGAGCCCAGCTTAAATGCTCTGAAATCAATGCGTTACGAGTCGTCAGAGTTTGGCCCTTCAATTGCCTTAACTTCAATGGTGCGACCGTCTTCGGTCGCATTGGCCGGTAAGCTGCGATAGAAGTCGAGGAGTTCATCCATCCCATTGAAGGTTCTGACGGTTGTAAGTGCATTGATTTCAACCTTATCCGCGTAAACCTTGGGTGCCTCGTGAGCAGCCTGCCATTTCAGCGCATCGATGAGCACACGAGCCGCATTTGCATCCAGTTTACCATCGCGTAAGTCCTTTGCTATCACATCTATCTGGTCATTTCGCCAGTCACCACGATCCTGTCTCGCACGCGCGTATTGGTCAGCGAAGGTCGGGCTGTTTCTGAGCCAGGAATAGACAGCTTCGCGGGAGGGCATGTTGGGGTTTTCGTCGCAGATTCTAGACAAGTTAGAGCCTAGGGCGACGAGGTGACAGATAGTGTTGGCGAGTTCGGGGGAGAAGTCATGGGAGGTTGAGCGTCTGGTGTAATTGCGGAGGCCATCAGTGCGTTTATTGGTTCCCATGAAGAAGAAAAGCTAAAGCTTTTCCCGCCCACCCGACCCGCATTTTAGATCAAAAACAAAAAAGCTTCAAGATGTTTGCGTCAATTGAGACAGTGGGATCTGAAATTGGGGATGGGAATAAAAAAGGCCCGCGTTTGAGGGCGGGCCTGGGAAGAGGTGGTGGTGGTGGGGAGATCAGAGGGGGAGGAGCGGCTGGAGTTTCCAGTCGGCTAGGCGGCGTTGCTGCCAGCGGATGTAGTCTTCGACCTGGGAGATTTCTTTGGCGACGGTGGCGGCGTATTTGGCGTTGAGGTTTTGGATGTAGTCGAGCAGGTTGGTGGAGGCGGTGTAATCGGCGTTGCGGCACTGGCTGTAGAAGTCGATGCGGTGAGTGCGGCCTGCGCGTTGGGGGTCCTGGTCGGGGTACTCGATATTGACGGTGTAGCCGTCGCCGCCGAGCCACTGGTGGATGGTGAGAGTGAGCGGGACCTTGCGCCACGTATACCCGTTCTTGTTGTGGAAGGTGGGGGGGAGGTAGACGTTGACCCAGGCTTCGGTAGTGCCTTCGGCGGGGCGTTCGAGGAGAGTGGCGCGGAAGGATTCGAGATCGGCCCGCTTCTCTTCGGCCCACTCGATAAAGCGCTCGATCAGATCCGTGTGAGTCTCGTAAGGGCGGTGTTCGCTTCCCTGGCAGACGCCGGAGAAAAAGCCCCATTTGGTGGTGTAGCCGTGCTTCGCAAGCACACCTCTGGGCAGCATTTGCACTCTGCCGCAGCATTGGCAGGAACCGCGATTGGTCGCGGCGCGTGTCATGGTTTTTGTCATACTCTCAGCGTAAACCACATGTGGATTAGATGCAACAGAGAAATTGCGGGAATTGCGGGAATTGCAGCCCTTGGGAAGTCCTTTCCCGCCACCAGCGCCTGCTTGGCGTTATCGCAAAACATTGAATATTTAACGATAACGCCTGCATGCGCCAGAAAACAAAGGGGTACTATCGGTACCAGAAAACTCGCGATAGACCACATGTGGTATCTTGATATCCCCTGAAAAACGCTGCGTCCTGCGGGCTCTGTGCGCCAATGGCGCGGTTTCGCGAGTTCCGGCGAAGGCAGCAAAAAAAAGGCCAGCCCGAAGGCTGGCCGGAGGGCTCACCGCAGCTTGTGACGCTGTTGAATTACGTATCTCATGTCTGTTACCTCTTGCCTGTCAGGTTCGTTTACTTTTGCTCCGTCTTGCACGTCATGGCTTCATTCACCCGGTTGATAGCTGCGGTAATGTCTTTCA